TTAGACGGCCTTCTTTTCCTGATTTTCCAGGGGTTTGTCGGCGGTACCTGATTCCGGTGTGGCAAATATGCGGCGCGAAGCCGCCTCGACACCATCCCGCAATTCTTCGTCCATCACATGAGCATATCGCTGGGTCGAGGCGATGTCGGCATGTCCGAGCATCTTCTGCACGAGCGCAATATTTCGAGTCGCCCGAAGCGTCCAGGTGGCCGATGTATGCCGGAGATCGTGCCACCGAAAATCGGTGATCTCCTTGTTCTTAAGAATTGTCGCCCAGGTTTTTCTCCAGCCGGTCTTCGTAAAGGGGAGGCGTTGGCCCTTCTTCCAGGTCATCGACCGGTCCCGATTCGCACCCTTGCGCTGTGTCACATAGGTGAAGACGAACTCCGGATGCAGCCCGGCCTGGTTGGCCAGGAGAACAACAGCGGCGCTGGAAAGGGGCACCCGCAGAGTCTCGCCCCCGGGCTTCTTGCTCTTGATACGGAACGAGACGGTCTTTGCAGCGAGGTCGACCTGCGGCCACTTCAGCTTGATCGCCCCGGAAAGTCGGACGCCCGTCATCAGCGAAAAGCGAATCACCTTGGCCAGATCCGGCGCCAGGCTCTCGGCCTCGGCGATCAGGCCAGCGATCTCCGCCTGCCCAATTGAGCGGTTTCGTTCCTCGGCCTCGACAAGCAACAAGTCCTTCCAGACCGGCATTTCGCCGACATCCAGCTTCCAGACGTCATCCGCCCTGATCATGACGCGGCGCAGCAACTCGACCTCGCGATTGACCGTGGCGTTAGACGGGAGCTTGCCGCGGTACGGCTGGCCACGCCGCTTTGAAATGAAGTCGGTTATCTCATTGGAGGTGATGGAAGAGAGCAGGGTGGCGGCTTTGAAATGGTCGACCAAGCGGGCCAGGCCCCGATCCGTGTCGTCGGCCGACGGCTGGTGCTTGGCGACTTCCTGGTAATACCGCTCCGTCGCTGCGCTGATGCTGATCGGCTGGCGCTTGTGGAAGTGCTTTCCTAGGACGGCGTCGGACCGGAGCTTCGCGTAGATCGCCTTTGCCTGCTCGCGATCCGCTGTTTCCGTGCTGCCTCGAAATCGAACACCCGCGACCGTGAAGTCGTATTGGAAATAGGCCGACCCATGCCGACGGTAGATGGACATCCCTGCTGCCTCCGCTTCTCGATAAATTCGGCGAGGTCCGATTGGGCGAACTTTCGCGTCCGCTTCCCGATGAGGACAAAGCGTATATCCCCCGCCCGGACATGGGCAAGGAGCGTCCGCCGGCACATTCCCAGGGCTTCGGCGGCCTGGTCCATCGTCAGGAGGAGGGGATTCATGCCGCCTCCTTGATGCGATCGATGTTCTCTTTGACGACGCGGAAGGTGAGGGCGACGACCTCGGGCGAAGCGTCGAATGCGCCGACGCCATGGAGCGAATCCCAAAGCTGTGCAAATCCGAGGCGGCCCCATGTCTTCCCGTGCGGGTACTCGGGGCATGGTTCGATGCGATAGCAGCCCTCGGCTACGGCGTCGTCGTGGCTGATCTCCTTCAGATTCTCGACCTTCACCGCCTCGACGATCAGGGTGAGGCGGGAAGCCCAGCGGGGCATGTGGAAAGAGCGGCGCTCTTTGCCAATCCACGAGCCACATGCGGTGTTGATATTAGGGTAGGGCCAAGCGAAATCTGGTTCGAACTTGCCGTTGTCGGCATTGCCCATGCTGCCACCGGCCTGAAAGATGACGCTCATCCTACGCGGCGGCAGACTGCGCGGCGGCGTCGCGTCATACTTACGACCCACGCGCCAAGCCTCCCGCACGTATAGCCGGTCGCCGGGCTGCACCTTCTGCCAGGGTGAGGGCTTGCGCACCTCCCAGCCGTCATTGGCCTTCCGGCACTCCCAGCCACGGAGTTCGAAGTCCTCCAGGCGCTCGCTCGCTAGATCCGGCGCCCAGACCGTGTTCTTCCAGGCCAGCCTTCTGGTCTGGGTCTTGCGCCCGGCCAGCAAGGCGAGCACCATCGGGGCAGAAAAGATGATGGGGAGGTCAGTCATGGTTGCTCCTGGCACACGAAAAGTCGTCGACGGCGAATTTCTTGCCGACATTCTCATCAGCCACCTGAAGCAGGTGCTGGAGGCACATGACGGGATTAACGTCACCATCCAATGGCAAGAGCCGGATGCGGCCGGCGCCAATTGGACGGTGCCGTTTGTCAATGTTGGTGGCGCACCGGGCGAAGCATATCTGGGGCCGCTCACCCAGAAGGTGCGCGAGTTGCAGGCGCAGTACACGCTTCTGCACTTGAACGCGGTTGAGGTGCTGAAGGGATGGGCCATGATGAATGACGACATCCACGCCATCTGGGTGATCGGCGGACATGCGGAGGGCAAATCTGTCGATCCATACCGGGCCGACATCGCCGTTCAATTGCGGGCCGGGGTTGAGGCTAGCGTGTTGGCCGACAAAGCCGATCAATGGCGCGCCGACGTTGCCAACAAGGCGTTCATCGCCATCGGCAAAATTGTGCCAATCGAAGAAGCCGCAGGCGGCCCCCACGTTCTTCTCGCGGCTCGCCGGTAGGTTAGGTGCAGTTGACCTCATCGCGGCATTTCCCTGACACGGAGATCCTCCGGCCATTCGGACATGTCGCCGCCTTTGCGGTCGCGGAGCTTGATGCGAACGGCGGCACCTTGGGCGGCGTCCTGGTAGCCGTAGGGGTCGTCTACGACCTGCCGCCCCTCATCCTCCAAATGCCATGACCCTGGCTCGCAGCCGTCAAAGCCGGCGTCGTTCCTGTCGGTGACGAAGGCGCCCATCTGCTTATTGAAACAGGCGACGCCGGCATTGGCGCATTGCTGGGTGATGCTGCGGATGTTCGGTACCCAGCTTTCCCGGGCGCCTGGGCCGCTCTCGCCGCCTGTGATGACCAGATCCAGCTTGGAGCCGTGTCGTCGGGTGACGACCGCTCCGAATGGGTTCTCGCGCAGGCCGGTAAGGGCGTTCACGTTCTCGTGCCCGTCACAGAGATCGTTGAAATCGACCGGTCCCAGCAGCGGCTCGGCCGAAACGAAACGCTTCGCGGCCGGCGTCGCGAGGAGATCGGGGATGCGCTCGTACGCGCGCTGCTGATCTTCGGTGGAGACGCCTAGCCAGACGTTGGGGAGCGGCCAGGGCAGCAGTTCAAGGGGCTCTTTGTAACCGAGATCGATGACAGCCTTCCCAAGGCCGTCGGACCGGCGCTGGCAGAATGGTTTCAGATACTCCCGCATCCGCGCCGACCGCTTCGTCAGCACCATGAAAGTGTGCTGGGGGCAAAGCGCCATGACGGCGAATATCTTGTCCAGTTGCTCGTCGGTGACCGCCTTATGGAAGATGTCGCCATGCGAGGGCACGAAGATCGTCAGCCGCTTCTTCCATATCAGCGGCCAGGTCAGGCGGTCGTCGCGGAATGCGACCTCGCCGGTGAAGCGGATCGTGGTGTCGCCTTGGCCGTTGGTGTGTTTCTCGACCAGACTCTTCAGCGGCGCCGATATCTTCGAATCAGGGTTGTGACCGAGGCGCCAAAGCACTCGCGGGACATAGCAGTTGACGCATCCGGGCGAGACCGGGTCGCAGCCCTGAACGATGGGCCAAGTCGCATCGCACCATTCGATGTTGGTTTGCTGGCTCATGCCGCGTCCCTTTCCGCTTCAGATTTGGTGCGCTTCTTCGGCGCGGCGTCCGCCATGATGGCGCCGACGCAGGCCTTCATTTTGGCGACCGAAACCGCGTTGCCGATCTGCTTGATTTGGTCGGTTTTAGTCCCGGCGAACTCGTACCGCGCCTCATCGCTGGTGAAGCCCATGGCCGCGGCCAACTCGTGCGGCTCCAGCATCCGGAAGAGGATGTCGTAGCCCGCAATACTGAGTTTCCCTTCGATCAGGTTGACATGGCCGGTCGCCGTGATGGCGGGTGACGGCTCTTTGATGTCGTGGATCCGCGGCGCCTGGCCCTCGCGCTCGCCGAACTGAGCGGCAATGAACGCGAGCTCGCCGCGGTTGGCCGTGGTGATCGTCGGCAGAGGCGATTCCTCGGCGTCCCGGGCGCGGTCGCTGCCGTCGGAATGCGTCACCGGCATAACCATGCTGAATCGGGCCTTGGCGGTAACGGTCGGCAGGGGTTCCTCGGCCGTATGGCATGTCTCGCCGGAGCCAGATCCATAGTAGGGGGCGATCAGCACCGGGCTGTGCACCGCCGCTTGCGTCGGCATCGGCTCGTCGACTGTGCGTGGCGCTCCTTCGCTCTGGCGCGACATGATAAATGGCTCGACCAGCATCGGCCTGGCGCAGCCCGGGTGATCCTCCGCCGCCGCGCCGCCCGTCGTGATCGTCGGCAGCGGATCGTCGGCCGAGCGGGGTGCACCGCTGTTGTGCTGTGAAAGAACGAGGGGCTCCGCCAGCCAGACGCCGCCCTTGGTGTCGAGGGTGGGGATCGGATCGGTGCTGACCGGCTTGGCTTGGTTGCCCTTGCGGCCGTTCATGATGACGGGTTCCGCCAGCCCGATATGTAGCCCATTAGCGGCAACAGTCGGCAGCGGCGCGTCGACGCTCTGCCCAGCCATGTGATTGCGGAGAATGACGAGGAACGGCTCCGGCCAATTGAACTTCACCGCGCCGGCGTAGATGCGCGCCATGGTCTTAGGGGCCAGATCCTTCTTCCGGTTGAAGATGGATTTGCCCTTTATGCTCCAATCGATGATGTCCCGCGCCGGCTTCCACGATTGGACGCCTGGGAGCAGTGACAGATTGGCGTCACGCTTCACATGGGTCGGGGTCGGCCACGAGACGGTGCGGCCGTCGCTGCGCGCCATGAGGATGAATCTCTGTCGGGTCGTCGCGTCCCCATAGTCGGCCGCGTTCAGGCTGCGCCACTCCGGGTCGAAGCCGAGCCGGCGGATCGTATCGATCCAAGCCCGGAAATACTCTCCCTTGCGCGATTTGATCGGCTTGCCGGTGCGCGGGTCGACCGGGCCCCAGTGGACAAACTCGCGCACGTTTTCGATGATCAGCCGCTTCACCCGCAGCTCGGTCAGCCAGGTGACGATATGCCACGGGTCACTGCGCTGCTGGTCGCTGGTCGGCTTGCCGCCCCGGGCGACGCTGTGATGTGTGCAGCTGGGCGACGCCATCAGCAGGTCGAGGTAGCCTTCTGGGACAATGATATGCGGCCGGACCGTGCTGATGTCCTGGCAGAAGTGCCGTGCGTCGGGATGGTTGCGCTTGTGGGTGTCGATAGCGACACCCCAGTGATTCACGCACACGAGCTCCATTTCGAGGCCCATCTCGGCCAGCGCGCGGCCGCAGCCGGTCGAGGAGCCGCCGGCGCCACAGAGGAGATCGGCCACAAGGATCTTGCGAGGTTTCACATCGCCTCTCTTGCAATCTGCGCGGGTGCAGGCATAGGTTCGCCACACAGATTTGCTGAGCGGGGGGGACGATGAGCGAAATTGCAACGCCCGGTGTGGGGGGGCCGCGTACGCCAAAGCGGCGCCGCCGATTTATGCGCGCGCTGGAAAAATACCCGGTGCTCGTCTCCGGGCTGACGGCCTTGATTGTCTCCATTGTTGCTGTGGGTGGAGGCATCTTGGTTTACGTTATCGAAAGAAATGACAGAGTCTGGGATGCCGAAATCGCACTTGCAACCGAAATCGATACATCCGCAATGCTGCTCAACAACGAGCTTATCGACGCCAAGATCGCACACTTCCGGATTGCAACGAAAATACGAGGAGCAGTGGGAAGGCCTTTCCCGATCTCTGATTTGCTGATGCCGGTGGAACTTGAGGATCTCGCCGCGCAAACGGATCATTTGAAGGATTTGTTGAACCGGATCGAAGAGAGATCTTACGCGAACTCCAGCAATCTTAGAGGATCGCTTCTGCAAGCGATCCAAGCAGCTAACGACGTGGCTTCGCACTCGCGCCGTTTCAATGAGGCAGCCACGATACTGGTGCGCGAGAAGCGGAGGCTTGTTAAAATCGAAGAGGCGTCGATTGCGCTGTGGCAGAACGAATTGGTCTCTCTCGGGATTGAGATGTCGATATGCAGACTGAAAAAAATAGGTAAAAGCTACGGTGTGCTGTTCACGAGTGCAAAAGACACGCCGTTGGTTTCCTGGGATGCTTATCCGATGAAGTGCCCGGCAAACGAACTCGAGTGGAGTCAGCGGGAAATAGAGATCAATGAGAAGCTCATCGATGCGTATACGACGCCTAAGAGCACCAAGTAGCGCAATCTTTGGGGTTGCCGAGCCGCTCCAATCAAAAGCGAACTTGGCTAGCGGATAACTACTCCGTTTTTGGACGGCGGGGTCCAAGAGTTTGATGAGGTACTTTGCCATCGGTCACGCGCGCCGCTTGATCGGCACCACCTTGCCGTCGGGGTGGGCGGCTTTCATGTGCCGCTCCAGGTTCGTGAAATGCTCGCTGCAGCACGGACATTTTCCGCTCGCAACGCGACGCTTCAGGAGCGTCTTGGCGGCTTTCTGTGAGCGCAGGCTGCGTAGTGTTTTGGCGTGGGCTTCGCGCTCTTCGTTGACCATGCCGGCGTACATGGCGTTCTGCTGGTTGGCATTGTTAAGCAGACGCTGCAGCTTCTCCGCCTCAGTTTCCGCCGTAAAATACTGGCGATGCCCGTTCGGGCAATAAAACCAGCCGCGATCATTGCGGCGCCGCTGGTACAGATCCTCGCTGACAGCGAAGGTTACGTGGCAGCCTTCATGGCAACATGTGATCGTATTGAAAACGCCCTGCAGGGTGATTTGGCTCATGCAGCGTCGCTCCTTAGAATGGAAAGCGTTCGTCGAAGTCGCCCCTGCCGATCATGGTGACCTGCACCGGCTGGTAGACGGCCTTGCCGATCGCCTCGAAGATGACGAATTCGGTGTCTTCCTGCAGGCGGGAGAGCCGGCGCGCCTCAAGGATCGCGACCTCCTTGTCGCCGTGCTCGTGCGGCTCTTCGGCAGCGACGAGGCGTCCGGTCGCCAGCGAGCGCTTGATGATGACGTAGGTGGCCTTTTCCATGTGTCGCTCCATATTTATCGCCGTCTTTCCGGCTGCCATCGGCAGTTGCCCTGTTGCCTCTTCGGCTTGGCGGGCTCCGACCCCTCAATCGTTCGTTTCCGTCAGTGATTTGGGCGGGCCTGACCGAAAGCTATTGGCCCTGATATGTGGGGCGCGTTCCTGATGCAGAGATGGGCTATTCCCAGCGCGGGGTGATTCGATCTTCCTTCACTCGCTGCCCCTGCCGACCGTTCCCGTCGCCGCCCCTGTCGGGGTCTGTGACTGTGTCTCCGGCACGCTGCGCTGGGCCGTGCTTGCTTCTGCATCTATCCCGCTGGCCGGTTTCAGCCCCGGCCGCCCTGGCTTCTTCAGTCCCTCCGGTCCTTCTCGACGGTCATCAGCTCATCGAGCTTGATATGGAAGGCGTCGATCGCCTGACGGGCCTTGGCAGACTGGGGCATGGCGCGCTGGACGCGCGACCATTCCTTGGCGTTCGGCTCCCAGGCCTGCTTGATCGGCAAGTGCGCTTCGAATGCTTCCCCAAGTGCTTTGGTCGCCGCTTCGATCCATGCACTGGGCTTGTCGTGTTTATGGACAGCGCCCTGACCGTCGATCCAAACGAAATGCGTCGGGTCTTGGTTGAGGAGATCGGACTGGCCAGTCTGTTGCGGCTGAGTACCTGGCTGTGAGGCCTGCTGGCCTTCGGCGGCCGGAGGCGTTCCCGGTTGGCTCTCGACCAGCGTCGTCTCCGGCGCCTTTTGGGTCGGTGGCATGTGGGATTGGCTGTGCCCCTGCAACTCAGCTGAGAGCGCGGCGGCGGCGACCGTCGGAAATTCCTCCTCGGCGGTCACTTCTTGCCTGCGCAGCGAGAAGAAGGAAACGCGGAGATTGGCGAGATCGACGGGGGTCATGGCTTCGATCTTTAAGCCAAGCTTTGCCTCGATCCGGGCCTTGTTGATACCGAAGCCGGCGAGGGCATCGACGGTATCGGCCAGCTGTTTTGCCAAGGGCTCCGTACTGCTTCCCCGCTGCAGAGTTTCCCGGCAAAGCTCCTCAGCTAGCGCCTTCACATGCGGCGGGATCACGCGAAAGATCATCTCGCGCAGTCGCCGGGCGGCGTTGTTGGCATTGTTTTCGTAAATATCGCGCATGTCGGTGAGCGCAACAGGGCCGCCGGACTTGTCGCGCTTATGGGGTACGATGAACGACGTCTCGGCCCGGGTATTGGTCTGGACATCCCAGGCATAGGCGACCATTTCGGACTCAGACTTGGCATCGTCGCGCGCTAGTTCTTTGACGCCGTAGAGCATGTTGCCCCAGCAGCGCGCGATATCTGTCGCGAGGTGGATGGACGAGCCGGCAACAGTCGATCCGCCGCGGCTGAACTTGAAGAAGGCGCGTTCAGCGAGGCGCAGTTGCCCGCATGCTTCCGTGATGCGCTGGATGGCGTCTGTCTCGGAGCGCGGCACCCGCTGTGCCACCACCACCATCGCCTGGACCTCGGCGATGGCGCGGCTCTGCTCGATCTGGGTCGCCTGGCTCCCCGGGCGCTGTGTCGGGGACATGTGTTGCTGCAGGGCGGCGACGTTGTTACCGGCCATGGTTATGCTCCTAGGACTGTGTTAACGAACTCCCCGGCCTCATGGCGGCGATCAAGCTCGCGCTCCATGTAGACGGGGCGGCGGATAGTGACGACTTCATCGCCGTAGCCCGGCCAAACGCCGGTTTGGAGGCATTCGGCCGCGACGTCGAGCCAGCGGCGGTTGAGAAGTCGGGCCCAGTCCAGATCGGCCTCTTCCAGCGTGACGATACTCACGAGGTAGGGCCGCTCCTTCTCTTGAACGACGAAGTAATAGACGGGGTCGGCGATCCCGCAGACTTCGCTCAGGCCTTCAATGCAAAGCGCCGCTGACTGGTCGTAACCATTCTTGAACGCGGAATTCTTGAAGACGCTCGGCTTGGCGCATGCGGCGGTCTTGTAGTTGGGGCAGAACCGGGAATTGTACGGAAGCCAGTCTGGGCGAGACTTGAGCCAGATGCCGGTCTGCCTGTCCTGCCAGATTAGGGATTGCTCCGGTCGACCATCGGTGAACGCCTTAGACGCGCGCGGGTCCCTGGCAACGGCATCTGCCATCGCCTTGATCATCATCCATTCGTCATGGTTGATCAGCGTCGCCCGGGCTTTGATCCGCTCGGCTTGCTCTGCCAGCCAGGCCTTCCCCTTCTTGGTGCTGCCATTGTGTCCCTCAGGCTTGACGATCACGTCGCGAAGGAATGCTTCTTCGCCCTCCAGGATGAGATTGTGAGCCGCTTTGCCGACGCTGAAGCCGTCCGCCTGCTTTTCCGGCGTTGCGTTCGGATTGAGCGACGACACCTCCCAGAACCTTGCTGGGCAGAACTGCTCCATCATCGTAAGCCCGGAGCCAGAGATCGATGGGCCGACGCAGGGCTGCCCGTGATAAGCCTCGTTCGACAGGTCGTAGATCCCTGGCTTTGAGATGAGCGGCGCGGAGCCGCCGGCGGGAGCTTGGAGGGGGATGGCGCTCATTTTCCGTCCTCCGCCGCGCCTTGAATGAAGTTGCCGCACCCTTCGCGAAGGGGTCCGGCGCAACCGGTGTCGCGCGTCTGCTTCTGTGCTTTGCAAGACTTCGAGCAGAACCTCGCCCAGCCGCGCTTGACGTCGGCGGCTTTGGCGAAGAACGAGCCGCCGCAGTTACGGCACTTACGAAGGACGCTCATGCCGCACCAGCCTTTCGCGCCGCATCGTCGACCGTCTCCAGGACCTGCGCGCGGATCCTGTCGGCATGCTCGTCGGAGGCGACCCGCGCATCCTCGACGCGGGCATATGCCGGATTGAGCGTGCGGAGCTTCTGCCGCTGCTTTTCCGACATTTGCCGCCCATCGAAGCGGAACGGTTCGGCGACGGCCTGCATCGCATCGTCGATCTCGCTGTCGCGCAGCGCTTCGTCGACCGCGGGCTTCAGCAGCAGACCCAGAGCGACACCCAGGCCGAGGCCGACGAACCCGACCGCCACGACCTGCTCGGTTGTGAAAAGGTCCATCATCACGCGGCTTCCTTCTGCTCAAGCGCCGCCTTGAAGGCGTTGGCGAAGGGCGCGCAACCGAGCTTAGCCATGCAAGCCTTGTCGAGGGCGATAGCGCGGTCGAACGTGATGCTGCCGGCCCGGTCTGGGTCCGAGTAGTCACGCAGCGTCTTAGGATGGACGCCTGCTGCCTTCGCTGCCTCTTGGGCGCCGAGGATGCGGATCACGTCGAGCATGATGGCCTCGAGCGAACCAGGGGTACGGGTCTTGGTCATCACGCGGCCCTCTTCGTTTCTTGCCCGTCGTCATGGAGCAGCACGTTGATGAGATTGAGCACGGCCTGACGGGCGGGCTGACCCAGCAGGCGGTACTTCTTGCCGATCTCGAGATCCTTGCGGGTCAGCGCATCGGACGTGTCGATCGGTTGCGGCTTGGCGCCATTGAGCTTGGCCGGCGATTGGCTGGTGGCTTCTGCGGACAAGCCGTCGAAGAAGTAGCCGGGTGCCACGTCGAGGGCCTGGGCGATGTCATAGAGCCGGGACGCGCCGATCCGGTTGGCGCCGCGCTCATATTTCTGCACCTGCTGAAAGGTCAGGCCGATGGCGGCGCCGAGCGTTTCCTGGCTCATGCCGAGCATGGTCCGGCGCTCCCGCACCTTCATGCCGATAGCGATGTCGACGGGGTTGTAGATGCCCTGATTGGCATGGCGGTCTTGGGGCTTCCGCCCTGGCTGAACGACTCTCATCACGCGCACTCCGGTCCGTTGTCGATGAAGGCGAGATCCCGGATGGCGACGGCGTCGACCACACCCGAGAAGCTGAACTGAACGCGGGCGTAACTCATCCCGCAGACTTGGAAGGTGCCGGTCACCGTGCCGATGCGGCCGTCCGGTGCCTGGACGCGCATCCCGGTGATGCCGATGCGCTCCGGGCGGCGAACTTCCTGAATGGGGATCGTACGCGGTGCCGGCTTATCGAAGAGCGGCTGGCCCGTGGCGCGCCGGCAACGGAAGGTGTCGAGGTGGATGATGGAGGCGGTCATGCGGTCACCAGCACAGGCAGTGGGTGCAGACGTCAAAAGCGCTTTTGTAGCGGCCCATGCCACCGGCGCTGCGCCATTCGCCCGACCCGTTTTCAAGCGGCCGATATCCGGCATTCCGAGCGGCCTTCTCCGCTGTGATGCCGTATCTGGCCTCGAGTTGTGCTTGGGTTTCGCCTGCATGCAGCTTGTTGCTCATCACGCCGCCTCCTGCGTCCGCAGTTGGACGAACTTGCGGTTGGCATCGCGATAGGCGCGCCAGGCGATGAGGTGGGCGACGGTTTCCTCGCGCGACCGGCGCCAGTAGCGGCGCATCGTGAGCGGATCGCGGACGAGGCCGAAGCGGGCCTTCTGGTAGATGAAGCCTTCGCGGCCGCGCCAGATCAGTCGGATCGACAGCCATTCGCGGCGGGCGAGGGCGTCGAAGCGCTCCTCCGCCGGCAGCAGCATGATGGCGCCCAGTTCGGCGGCACGGCGCTCCTCGGCTTCCCGGGCGCGGATCTGCAATTCGACGTCGATCGGGATCCGGTCGTAACGGAGGTTCGCGGTCTCGCGCATTTCAAAAGCTGTTTGCATCGCGCTCCTGTTCTGCGTGCCGGCCAGGCGGGGGTTGGGTAGGGCCTGGCCGGCTGCGCGGATCACATGGCCGCCTCCTGGGGTAAGGAGAGAGAGCCATCCAGCGGCTCAATCAGTGCTGGTGTGCGCAATATGCGCCAATTGCGCACAGTGCGCAAGCGAAAAATGCGCACATGGCGATTCCTCCTGATTGGGACGCTTTTCAGGAGAACAGGCAGATTCGGCGCCCTTGACGTGGATGTGCAAAACTGCGCGAAATTCTCAGGTCAAAAACGTCTATAGATTGCTTAAATGTGGGGGGGCACCATGAGAGCAAACTTGGCATTCGCGTCCGCGTGCTTGGCAACGTTGGTGTTGGCTGGTTGTAGCGCCAACTTTCATTCGATCTATCGAACGACAGCGGCTGACGAGAACAAGATCATCACGACCGATGCGAAGCAGGCCCAAACAATCGTCCAGATGGGCAAAGATGGTGTGATGCGCGCGTGCGCTGCCAAGAGCCCGGACGTGTTCCAAGCGTTAAGCACGGCATTCAGTGGGAACCTCAGCGTCGAAGAGGCCTCGCAGATCGCTGCGAAGATTGCCGGCGCCGGTTCCACTGCGGAATCATCAGCGTCATATCGACTGCATACGCAGCTGACAGACACACAGAACGAACTGCTATACCAGCTTTGCGTCAATGCACTTAACGGCACCATCTCCAAGGACCAACTCGCGACAGAGCTGCACCGGTATCAGAACACGATGGTAACGATGTTGGCGATTGAGCAACTGACGGGCTACGCGAAGCCCACGATCGTTGGGCTCGGAGCCGGAAGCGCAAGCACCGGCTCCGCGGACTCGATCGCAAAACTGCAAGCCTCAATTGATGCGCTACGCGCCAATGAGCAGAAGATCAACGGATTGCTTCAGACGGCGAACAAAACGGCCGAAGCGAAGAAGACTGCTTATGATACCCAAAAGAAGAAGTACGACGATGAAAAAGATGAGACTAAGAAAGCTGCTCTAGAGCCTGCGCTCAAAGAGGCCGAAAATCAGCTCAAAACGGCGCAAGGTGACGTGGCCACGTACACGGCTGGCCTCGGAGAAGCAACGAAGGCCCGCCAAGGTGCGGAAGCTGCGCGTGACAAGGCGTTGGCGGACGCCACAACCAACGCTAACGGTGCCACGGTGAAGGTCGACGCGCCGACAGCTACTGGCCTAAACGATCAAACTGCTGCGAAGGTTGCGGACGCGGTTGTCGCGCTGCAGAAGAACCATCTCACGCAGAGGTTTACCTCCGATGAATGTCTGGCTTTTCTGTTTCGCGGCGGTTCCAACAATGGCGGTAAGACTGAAGGGCCGCCAAATGGACAGCAGCAGGTAGATGGACTGAAGCAACAGATGGTCGACTTTTGCTTTGCGCAATTGCAAGCAATCAGCGACTACGCGTTCCAATCTCTTTACCTCAATAACAACTGCACTATCGACGGGAAGAATTGTAGCCCGCCGACTAAAACCATCGTTGTGGTGACGGGCGGCGAGCCTCCGGCGACTTCGTCTGAGGCGACGACGGCGAATCCTGTTGAACCGGGCAATCTTCCGGGGCTCGGGGACGTAATCTATGATCAGAAGAACGCACCCGCTGAACTTCCAAGTATGTAGCGCTGGTTGAACGGGGAAGGTGATGCGACAAATCATTCTGGCATTGGCGCTGATTGTCTTCGGTTTTAGCGCTGCCGCCGATGAGTCGCCGCCAGTTCAAGCCGTGCCAAATAGCTGCGTCTATGGAGATACTGCAGGACTTCTCCTCGCGCTAGAAGGCGATGAGCAACGACCGCAATCTTGTGAAAGCCAATCTAGTGCCACGGATGCCCAGCAAGCGGGGCAAGGCTGCTGCTCGTGGCACGGGGGCCAGTGCGGTTGTTCCGCTGGTAGGATAGTTTGCTGTGACGGTCAGTTAAGCCCCAGCTGCGGGTGTTAGCAGGGAAACAGAACCTTGGCGCCCAGAAGAGGTGCGTTGCATCTTGTTCGATTTGCTCGTGATTTAGAATAGCATTGATGGTAGTTGCAGCATCGAGTTTTTGCGGAAGTTCTGCCGGCTCATTCTTCATGAAACAGCCGATTGGCTAGAAAGTAGAGGCGTCGCCGACAAATTTGTCGATCGAAATCTTGATCAAGTTCCGATCCCAGCCGTACTCTTAAGAATACCTAAAGTCCGTACGCCTTGTTTTGTCCGACGACTACGGCCCAGATCCGCACGGTGTCATTGCTGTCGTGAAAATCGTCGTTACCGAGGGAATCTGCCGGGATCGGGGCTTGGAAGGCCGGATCGTCAGATCTCGGCATGAGCCAGGCGCGGCCATTCTTATCGACGTGGTACTCTTTGATCGTCGCTTCGAACTGGTCCGGCCCGTGATCATTTCGGCGCAAGACTACCACGAATTGCCCCGGCTTCACCTTGTACCCATCTGGCAGGTCGAGGAGGCGAACGCAAAGAGCCACGGACCCTTCACGGAACTCTTGGTTCATTGATGGTCCCAGAACCCGCAGGCCGAAAACTGGATACCGGCTCGCTGTCGGGGTAACCTCAATCATGACGTCGAACTGTTCCTCCGGCGGCCACTCCAGCGCCTCTCGAAAGACCCCCGCCTGAACATCGCCTATTACGCGAACCGCGCGCAATGGCGACCGCAAGGGCAGGTCGCGTTCGCCTGGCTCAATTGGAATTTTGCGTGTGAAGTCGACTTCCGAGCGGTATTTCGGGGGCGTTTGCGTGGCGACACCGGGATGAGGCGGGGGTGGAGCCTTCGTACCAACCTCGACGAGACCGCCCAATTCGTCGATCCGGCGGCGGTCAATACCTCTCGCCGTGAAGATCGGTCGCAGCGACATAATGAGGCTCACCGGCAGATAAGGCTTCTTATACCTACGTTCGTAGCTCGCGTACGTCGAGCCAGGCACGCCTATAGCCTCAGCGACCTCGCGCACAGACATTTTCGCTTCCTGGCGAAGCGCCTTGAGCTTATCGCAAACTGGCGATCTATCTGATTTGTCGTCGAAATCCGTCATGTGCGCATTATGAACCACGGTCTCTGAGTCGGTCTGTGCGCAAATGGCGTTGACTGTGCGCAAAAAAGAGCGCAAGTTGCGCACATGGCAGATACAATCAAGATCTTCACGTTGTTCGGCGGCGTCCGGGGCCTCGCAAGGGCTCTGAAACTGCCGCCGTCAACGTGTCAGCGCTGGAAAGATTCCGGCGTCATTCCTTCGCGCCGGCAGCCTGAAGTGTTGGCAGCGGCAGAAGAGCGTCAGCTCGACATCACGATGGCGGACGTCATCGGCAAGTCACCCAAAGCGGAGCATCAGCAATCCACGGAGGCCGCATGACGATCGAGCTATTTCAGCCCGTCGGACATACGCACGTTTCGCACTGCATAATGGCATTCCATGAAGGTTTGAAGCAGCCATTTCCGATCTGCAGGCGTGTACCCGCTCGACGCATCTCCGTGCAGAGCCCGTTTCTCGATCCGCGCAACGTCGAGCATCAACTTGTACGCCACTTGCTCGGGCGAGTTCTCGCCAATGTGCAGCACCGCTTGATCGGCCATAGCTGTTTCTCCTCTAGGTCAGTTGCTGCCGGCCGCGATCGGCTTGGATCCGTGAAGCGCATCGGCGAGGGAATGCATACCGCTGATCAGCGTGCCCGACTTACCGGCGTAAGCGCAATTGGCGACTTCAACCACCGAAATCGCGCTGCCCGGCTCCGTCTCAGCCTTCAAGCGGTTAAGCACCGTGTCGACGTCGTCAGGGCTCGAAAAGGCGTAGGCACGCCCTTTGATGACCTCAGCGAAAGCGCGCATACCGGCGATTATCCCCGGCATCGGGAATTCTTTTCCCTCCGGCGGCTCGTAGAACGCTATGTACTTTGTGTCGGCCATTTCTTGCTCCCCTTTGGCGGTGCGACTCGCCTTATGGTAGCAGGCGCCAGGGAGGGCTGTAAATGAACCTCCCCGGCATCAGCCTTGGTCTGGCGCGCTTTTTCTGCCAGCCGCGCCAGCAGTTTCCCAGCAATCTTACCGATCGGCCGCAAGGCCATGCTTTGCCCTCCCTGATTGAGATCTCCAACGCCATCGAGATTGCGTTGGAGCAGAGGGCAATGTCACAGGCCAATTCCCGGAGAACGCTGGGGAAGCGCATCGCCGACTCCCTGCGGCTTCGGATCAACAACGGCTCACTCCGGCGCAAGGAGCTGCCGGTCATGCTGGACTGCAGCGAATCCACCATCGACAACTTGCTGAGCAACCTCACCGAACCGTCGAGCCCCATCATCGACAAGCTGATGGAGAAGATGGACGCCAGCTTCTGCAACGAGATCTGGGCGCCGGCCGGCATTGTCGTCTTCAAGCTTTCCGACGCGCGAGCCGAGGCGATCCGCGAGGCCAATGCGGCGCTCGACAAGGTCCGGGTCTTGGGGGTGCTGTCGTGAGGGTCGAGGCCATTCCCGCACAATCCACTGTCGAGGAAAGACTGATCCGCATGCGGCTCGCCGCGATGCAACGTCGCCACTGCGAAGAGCTTCAGCCGCTGATTGATCGCCTCGCCGCACTTGAAGCGAAGAAGCTGCCGTCTTTCGTCGTTTGGCTTGATCCAGGCGAGGCAGAAGCGCTCGCGCAGCGAGGATTTGCTCGATGACCCACCGCATCACCAAGGGCGATCACGTCCGCCACATCGACGGCCGCGAGGGCGTTGTTGAGGAGACCGAGACAGCGATGGGTCACACCTGGCTGATCGTGCACCTGGACACCGGCGGCACAATCCGGTGCGCCGAAGGGTATTGGGAAAAACTGCCCGGGTTTGGGGCGCAAGGGAGGGCGGCTTAGGGACCAACCACACCCCCGCACTTTCGGCGGCCGCCTCGGCCGGCCGGGCGTACCAAGCGGAGATCAGGGGCCGGGGTGTGGAAGGCGCATAGGAACCCAGATCACCGCGAGCCGCCAACCTTTTGGTAACGAGGAGCACAGATATGGCAAAGACTATCCGGGCACCGAAGTCCCCGGCAGCGCCCAAGGCAGCGCGCAAACCGAAGCAGACCAAGGCAGAGATCCGCGCCGAATTGCGGTCCAATGTCACGGACGAGACGATTCAGCAGTGCTACGAGAAATCGCTCGCTGCCAAGGTCGCTCATGAAGAGGTGATGAAAACGGCGAAAGAGAAGAACGCGCTCTTCCGCAAGACGCTCGACGATGCCAAGAAGCTGGGTGTTGATCCCGGTGACATCACCTGGCGCCTCGGGCAAAGATTCCGTGACCCCAAAGAGATCGACGCAGAAACGCAGCGCCGGAATCGCATCGCCAAGCTGACCAATCTGCCAGTGGGGACCCAGCTCGGGATCTTCGAGCACGGCGTCACCGTCGCGACAGCGATCGAAGACGGCAAGGCGGAGGAGCAGCAACTCAACGCTGAGGCAGACCTGGACCAGTCCCAAGAGCTCGGCAAACGGGCCGGCCTCGCGGGGAAGCCTGCCAGCGACAATCCCAATGAAGACGGTAGCCCCGAGTACCTCCGTTGGAGTGCCGGCTGGCGTGAAGGGCAGGCCGAAAACATGCGCCCCCTTGCCGGAAAGCAAAACGGCAGCAGCGCGGGTGCGGCGGCTCACTGATGCACTTCCGCGGCTTTGCCCTCGATCTCAGCAAGTCCACCGGCTGGTGTTCCGGCCGGGATCTTGATGACCCGGTCTTCGGTGTGCTGGAGCTCCCGCGCGGGGCCGAGGTCACCGAAGGCCGGGCCTTCAATGAGTATCGGAAATGGCTGACCGGCATGGTGACGATCGACCGCCCGACACATATCGCCTTTGAATCGCCGATGCTGGGCGGCGATGTGCCGTTCACGGCCGCCTACCTACTCATCGGCCTAGCCGCGATCACCGAACAGGTCGCGGAGGAATATGGAATCGACTGCAGCCAAGCCGCAGTCTCGTCGGTGCGTCTGTTCTTCTGCGGCGATGGCCGAGCAAAAAAGGACGATGTCGGCTTCAAATGCCGGCAACTGGGCTGGCCCATCACTAATCACAACGCCGCCGATGCAGCGGCCCTCTATGCCTTCCTCCGCACCGCTGTGCTCGGCAAGGCGTCCGAGGATCTGCTGTTCAGGAAGGCCGCATGATGTCACGCGCCTTCCGCATCATGTTCGAACTCGGCTTTGCGAGCCGCCAGCTTTCCCGGAAGGGTAAAAACAAACTCCAAGAAGGTCTTGGTAAACGCGCAGATTTCTTTTGCCTGCTCTTCCGTAAAGTCATCATGAGCGGCATCGTTTCCGGTGTCCCGGATCGCGTGCGCCCATTCCTGCAGGCCGGGCGTGATTTTGTGTGCCGCAGCCAAGTTGTTGATCCGCTTGAAGAGCTTGTCGTCACGAGTAAAGGACGGATCGAGGGTAGAAGTCGAACTCTCCAGCGCCTTTCGAGCCATCATGCCTGCGGCATCCCAATCTCCTCGCGCCAGAGCTTTGATTGCCTGGGTGTAAGCCTTGCCGCTCGCTTCCGGCGTGAAATCGGGCGCGTCTGTGCTTTCGGGTGTTGGGTGAATGAGGTGCTCCTCGAAGATGCGGTCTATGTTCAATTCGTAAGAAATCTTGACCATATCCACGTCATGCATGCCGTAGTCCAGGCGGCCGCCCAGCATGGCCCAGTGGTGGCAGCCGCCGCACTCCACAATGATTTGAGCATGGCTACGCCCGTACTGCTCCCATGTGCGCTGCGCCTTAACAGTGCAAGCCGATTGCTCAAGCGTGCAGTACGGGCAGTTCAGTCGAACGATTCCCATTTTCTTCCCCGCGCCAGTCTCTGGGGTCGAAACAACTACTTGGCGAGAGCCACGTCAACTGGTTCGAAACGGGAACGGGAGGCTGTATATGATTGACCTCCCGCCGCTTAGCTTCGCGGCGATCATGATCGATCCGCCCTGGAGCTTCAAAACCCATAGCGAAAAGGGGCAGGGCCGCAGTCCGTCGCGCCACTATCGGACCATGACGCTGAAGGAGATCGCCGGCCTCGGCATCGGGCAATTCGCACAAAAGGACTGCGCCTGCTTCATGTGGACGGTCGACCATCTCCTCCCGCAATCGATCGATATCCTCGGCGGGTGGGGCTTCACCTATCGCACCGTCGCCTTCCGTTGGCTAAAGCTGCGCAAGAAGGTCAAAGACCGGATCTTCATGACCGAGCGCGACCTGCACATGGGGACCGGCTACTGGACCCGCGCCAACAGCGAGGTCTGCCTGCTCGGCACCATCGGCCATCCCAAACGGATCGGCCGCGGCGTACGTCGCGACATCGTAGCCCCGCGCCGCCAGAACAGCCGCAAACCTGATGAAATCTATGAGCGGATCGAGCGCCTGGTGGCCGGGCCGTATGCCGAGATTTTCAGCCGCACCGATCGACCGGGCTGGACCAGCTGGGGCGATGAAGCCGGCAAGTTCGGAGTGACGGCATGATTCCATCACCCGTTTTCGTGGAGCAGTTGCCGATGCGCCCGGTGTTCGTCAAGGCGCTCGGGAAGGTCTCCACAGATCTCGATCGCCTCCCGAATAATGACTTCTTGGTATGCATTCAGTTCGATTGGGCGGCCGTTATGGATGAGCCCACCGTCACGGGTTGCCGTGTGTTTGATCTGGTTGAGCCGCGAGAAGAAATTGAGCAACTTGTGAAGAAGTGCGTCGTCCGGTTGGAGCGCCTTTGCAATTCGCTGGCCGTCACGCTCGATTTCGGAAAACAAGGGCGTATATCGGAAGATTGTCCTCGCGGCCAAGAGCGGAAGGGACGCCTGCATGCCACTGAGATTTTGTCGGCATTCGGATGCCAGAATCACCAGCGTTGCCATTTCATTTCGGTGCTCGGTTTCTTGAGCCTGTTTGTGCATGAAGTGGGATGTGAAGAGGGCGACAACTACTGCCAAGAAGGTTCCGATCGCCACTGCCAGGTTAATCAGATCCGTGACTCCAAGGGCATTTTCTCGGGAGAAAGCGAGGATCATAATTGCGGCACCTATCGCGGTCGTGATGCCAATCGCCACCGCCCCGACGTTGTTTGGGCTGAAGAACCCATCAATTCTAAACATTCCAACCTCCCTGCCGTAGACGCAAAACCGCCTTCCCTACTTGCCGCAATTGGGAAACGCGTCAATGAAGGCGCTTATTGCAAGGCTGGAGGCTGTGTAGTGCCTATCCTGGGGATGATCGGTGAGCCACTTCACTACGACATCTCGAATCTGTCCCGCTGTGACCCCGCGCGGTATCGCGAAGAGACATTTTGCATCGCCGGAGTTAGCGAGTGTCGCAGCAGCGTCCGCGATCCCCTGCACGTACCCAATGCATTTCCCGAAATCTCCGCTGTAGTCCGATCTACACGCCTCGTAGAGGTCGTTACCACCTACAAAACTACCGGTGTCAGCTACTCCTTGCGAAGTCGTCAGCGTCAACAAGAGAATCGCGAGCAAACTCAGTTTTCGCATCCCCAGTCCCTCCCTTTAGCAACGGAAATTCCATCCACAATATGCGATTGCCTCAAGAGGACGGCATGAAGCGCAAGGAGATCCTAGTCGCTGATTTGCCCTACGGTGTCGGCGGCTTGTCGAATATCTACATGCCGTCGGTCGATGACCTCGGCATGAATCTGATATCGGCCACACATGATCGCGAGGCGATTGAATCAAGGCACGGCGCCTATGGCTTCGCGCCTTGCGATTCCCAATTTGGCGCGCGCGTCGACAAGCGACTCAGTATCCGGCGTTTTGTTGCCGGCGAGTTCATTGTGAGCGTAATAAACGACCTTAGATCCAAGTGTGGGGATGTCCTTCAGTTCCTCCCATTCAAAGCCGGCGGCTTTCAACGTCATGTCAAAACGCATCAACGCTCCCGGGACCAACTGGGCGAATTCCACCTGAGCGCACGCGTCGGTCGTCTTCAGAGACGCGGTTTCGGCGGACCACTTCAATGCCGCCACCGCCATTCCGGAGGCGATGTCCAGCTGCTCAACGATCATTTCCTCGGTCAGCGTCTCTTTGAGCCACTCCTGCGCGCTATTGCCCGTATCAGGAAAGGCTGCGAGCGCCAACTGAACGGCTCCACTGCTCATGTCGACAGACTTCATCAGCTTGTCGATGCCACGCTTTGCGGTGAGGGCTTCGTCGAAATCCCAAGCCTTCAATTCTTCCTTGCGAGCGCTACCCCACGTAGTAGCGACTTCGCTAAGTCCGTCGAGTTTCTTGCGAATGTCCTGGAGTTGAACCACCTTGACCGGCGGGACCAATTTCTTGAGATGGCTCTCAATGTTAGCAACCAGACGACAATCCTGGAAAAGAATTCGCTCCGCGTGGGCAGCGGAGTCAGTCAGAGTGGTTCGCGCCACGGCCCTGATCGCGTAGTACTCTTTCACTTCGGTGAGCACCGGCGAGAAGGCCCCACCGGCTGCAGCAATCACGGCGCCGATTACTCCCAGCGCCACAGAATGCCGTTTGATCCAAGCGAGCAAGTGCGTAAACGCGGGCTCTGGAGGTCTATCCGTCCCACGATCGCCCATAGCCACCCCCTATCCCGTCACGGACAAGATGAAATAGTAATCTACGCTTTAACCATTACGAGCGCAACGGCGCGACGTTTGGCGGCAACCATGCGTGGCGAACAACTTGGTCACTCGGCCGGCATGCGGTCGCGATTTAGTTCCCTCAGATGGCCGGTAGGTAGACGTGTGCGCGCCGACGCCGTTCACGCTTCGGACATGTTGCAAGTGAATGCAATGGGAGTAGATGGAATGGCACCTTTGATCGTGAGCCGAGGTGCAAGATGAGCATCAAATCAGCTTCCGCCCTTCTGCCAGTTTGCAAGCCGATCGAGGATCGTATCTTGCGGGGCCAAATCCGAAGGTTCCCCCGGTCCCGGTCGGAACAGGGCTTGCATGACCAGGAGGCGTTCGGACTCCGTCGGCGCCGTCTTTGTGTCGGCCAGCAACGCATAGTAGGCGCTGATCAGGGCCACGCGTTCTTCGGCGTCGGCGCGGCGCATCATGTGATGGCTATGGTTTCGCGAGACCAGGCGCATGAGCCACACCCACAGCAGGGTCGGGACCGTAACACCCACGAGGGGCAGCAGTGGATTGGCTTTGACGACATCGGGTGCAATCTCGGAGAAGTGCGCGAACACATTTGGCGTGAAGTAATAAAGAGCCCACGTCAGAAGCGCCATACACAGTACGAAGCTTCCGAGGGTCACCATGGCAAACCAATCATGGTATTTGCCGCGTTTTCGCCACAGCTCAACCGGCTTCTCAGTGGCGATTTTTTCCGAGAGTGTGCTCTGGAGATCAGTAAGAATCTTCATTTGATCGGTAATTTCTTGTGTTCCAGCAGCAAGGGATTTTCTAAGGCGCTTGATTTCACCCTGTGCACTTTTGCCTGCCGATCCGTCCCCGACAAACTCCCATGGAAGAGGATTGAGCATCTGCATCGCGCGGAAGTAGGTCAAGTAATCGGTTTGGCCGAAGACCTGCATGTCGCTCTGCCAGGTATTGGTCGAATCCTGGGTAAAATAGAGAAGCGTCGCCAGGCCAGCAGCAGCGAGACTGGCATCCCCGCCGTGTTCCACGGCATATGCAATACCGACGAATGGCTGAATCCAAGTCGCCACTCGCCCCTTGTCTCGGACTTCACCAGCAATCAACTCCACCGCATCAATAATTTCTTTGTCAGACGCTGTACTCGCATTCTTCACAAGCGTACTAAAGTCACTGAAGAAATTGAGTTGAGCATCAAGGCTGCCCATTTGAGGGCGCCTCGGCAGCGTCTGCGCCTTCGTCTGCGCGGCAGTACCGACAATGCGCCAAAACCGCTGTTCTTTCGCGATCCATTCAATCGCTTCCGCGCGTGTCCGAAATACTCTTGGCACTGGTGCCTCAACGTCGCCGAGTTCGATGCGATGAAAGTGCGGCCCTATCGCTTTTGCATCCGACACTACTTCCCCCAATCGATTCCATACTCATCTGATAGTAGTGACGCGCGCCTGCCAGATTGCAACCCCGATTTGCGCCCGCGTCTTGATTTTGCGTCCCTGCAACTCTGTCTTGCCGATATTTGGAAAAGATGCGTGCACGCTGACCTCAAGGACGTGAAGCGGCATTTGAGCTTCCACGGCATCAAATGTGGGAATATCTGGATGGGTGCCTTATCCACGAGTCGAGGTGCCCAATGAACGCTGTTGCCCCCATCGGCCAAGTTTCGTGCCCTGATCCGGTCGTCAATTACGACGCCGAGCAGGCGGTGCTGGGCGCCATCCTCTCCAACAATACCGCATTTGACCGGGTGAGTGAGTTCCTGCGGCCGGAGCATTTCGCGGATGCGGTGCACGGTCGAATCTATCAGGCCCTGGGGCGCCTAATCGAAACCGGTAAGCCGGCTAATCCGGTCACGCTGAAGCTGCTCTTCGACCAGGACCAGGCGCTGGTGCCAGTGGGTGGCCACCGCTACCTCGTCGACCTCATGGGTATCCTGACGCCGGGATCGGCGGTGAGCGATTACGGCCTCGAAATCGTTTCCCTCGCCAAGCGCCGGGAGTTCATCGCGGCAGTCGAACTTGCGGCCCGGGAAGCCAAGGTCATTGACCCGGAGGCGCCCATCGAGGCGCAGATCGGCGCAGTTGAGGCCAAGCTCACCGAGATCCAGGCGATCGGCTTGGTAGGGGAAGAAGCCCGGCAACTCGGGGCCCTCACTACGGCATCGATCGAGCGCACCAACGACGCCTACAAATCCGGCGGGCGCCGCACCGGGCTGCAAACCGGCCTCGCCGACCTCGACCGGAAGCTCGGCGGGCTGCAGCCGGCAGACCTCATCATCATCGGCGGCCGGCCCTCTATGGGCAAGACGGCGCTGGCGCAGTGCATCGCCCGGAACACGGCCCGCGGCGAAGGTTCAAAGATCGCCTTCTTCAGTCTGGAAATGCCGGCGGATGCCCTAACGGTTCGGTTCCTTTCTATGGAAACCGGGGTGAGTGCCCAGGACCAGCGGACCGGCAACCTCGAACTCGGCGCCATGGACAGCCTGGTCGAAGCCAATGCAGGGTTTCAGCACCTGCCGATCTTCATCGACGATATGCCGGGCCTGACGGTTTCGCAGATGACGGCCCGCGCCAGGCGGATGCAGCGGCGGCAGGGTCTCGACCTCGTAATCATCGATCACCTCGGCCATATCGGCGCCGATCCCTCCATGAAGGGCTGGTCGCTCTACCAGATGACGACGGCCTTTACCAAGGCGCTCCGGGCCATGGCCAAGCAGCTGAAGGTCCCCGTCATCCTGCTGTGCCAGCTCAGCCGCGCCAATGAGAAGCGCGACGACCGACGGCCGCAGCTTTCAGACCTCCGCGACAGCGGATCAATCGAGCAGGACGCCGACGTGATCTTCTTTGTGCATCGCGAGGAATATTACCACGAGCGGGCCATGCCGAAGCTCCGAGCCGGCGAAGACAAGATGGATTTCAGCAAGCGCCTCATGAAATGGAACGAGACGCTGGCCGATATCAAAGGCAAGGCCGAAATCATCATCGCTAAGCAACGCCAGGGGCCGATCGGCATCGTCGAGGTTGCCTTCAACGGCGAGAAAACAAGCTTTAACGATCTCTACAAGGGGGATTACCAATGACGGCGCCGCTCATTTCCAGCGATGTCGATCTCCGCGACTTCGACTACATGCCATTTTACGGGAAGCGTCTCTTCGCTTCTGAGACATGGATCCTGTGCGACGACGCCGAGAAGGTCGCGGCACTCCGCCTGTGGTGGGCATCGTGGCACGAAGAACCGGCGGGATCGCTCCCTGACAACGACCGGTTGCTCGCTGATCTCGCCGGGTACGGAGTGGCCGTCAAAGCCTTCCAGGTCGTCCGCGCCAATGCCATGCGGGGGTGGATCAAATGCGATGACGGTCGGCTCTACCATCCCATCGTGTGCGAAATCGCCGAGGAGGTTTGGGGGAATAAGAGGAAAAAGCGGGAGGACAACGAGCGGGATCGAGCGAGAAAGGCGCGGAAACGGGGCCACGTTCCGGCGGACGCCAAGCCGGAAACAAAGAAACGTCCAGCGGAAGCGAAACCCGTTCCGCCGGAAAACACTGCAATGTCCGGCGGACAAGATGGCAAATCAGGCAATCTGTCCGGTGGAATTCCGGCGGAAAACGCTCTTAAGGGAAGGGAAGGGAAAGAGAAGGGAAATAATATCCAGTCTGATACCACTACCCAGCCCTATCAGGCTCCAGCGCGCGCGATCCCGCCGACGGCTGCTGCGCCGATCAATTTTCCAGGCAAACACGCGCTTTTCGAGGCGGTGAGGGCCAAGGTCGAGGCCATCCTCAACAGCCCGACGTGCACAAACCTTGGCCGGATCGATGCCTGGCTGAAGGCTGGAGCCGTGCCGGAGCGGGATATTTATCCAACGCTGGATCGCATGAAAGCGAAGTGGTCGGGTTCGTCGCTGAAGTTCTTTGACGGCGGCATTTCGGACGCTATCGCCGCAGCGAGCGCACCGCTACCCGAACCCCGACGCGCCGCACCGTCCGATGGCCAGTTCGAGATGCACCGGGTCGATAGCCCCGAAGCGGACCGGGCATTGCTCGAGGTCAAGGCAACCATCCTCAAGGCCGGCAACCGCTACGACGACACGACGCAGGGCGATGTCGACGCAATGCTCGCCGCCGAGCTCGTCACCGCGGAACAGGCCCAGCGCATGGGGTACCGAGCATGAGCCACGTCGGACGCATCCTCACCAGCCTGCGCCACGCCCCGTCGGAGCCTATGAGCCGGGAAGAGCTCGACGCCCTGCGCAGCAAGGCCTGGACCGAGCAGGGGCTGATCGTCATGACGCCAGAGGAGTTCAGCAGCGACTTCGTCCGGCAAGGCGCGGTCAACGACGCAAATTTAAAGTTCGGTAGGCGCATGAAGGGGGCAAAGCGATGACGCACGTAAAAGCCATGGCGGCCGAGGCCATTCTCTGGGCGGATCACCTCGCCGTGCTGAAATCCGGCCTCGACCAGGGAAAGCCGGACGCCCTGCAGCGTATTCGCGGCGAGATCGAACGCCTCGACCGCGAGATGTCAGCCCTCGTTATCCGTCGCGATCTCGCTGGCATACCGGCCAACCGACTGGCGCACATCCAGATGGAAATCGACAGCAAAGCCGCGCGGGTTGAGCAGCTGTCTGGCCTGTTAAAGTTGGTTAAATTGGGGCCTCGCGACATCGACGAGGGTGCTACACCGGAATTCGCGGCCCGTCCAAGCCGGCGCGATTCCATCCTGACGCTTGAACTCAACGCGAGTATCAGCCCCGAGCAAGCCATGGCCGCGCGCACCATTGCCAGGGTCTTCGAAGCCGTTGCCAGGGCCGGGCAGGCGCGAGTGGGGCGCCTCGACACGGCAGGCCGTAGCAGCACCGGCTATCGCGAGCCGGACATGCCGGAGGAACTCGACGCGCTGCGGAATGCCGTCTACATCCCTTGGGCCGAGCAGCTGAGGCAGCATGGCGCCGTCGCGTTGGATCTCACCATCAAGGTTGCTGTCTACGGCCACCCCCTCGGCACGGTGCGTCGGCGTCACCGCATCGGCTGGGATAACGCCCTTGGCAAGCTTCGCGATGCGCTCGATCTCTTCGGCAAGCTGGAGCGCGACCACCGCAAGGAATGCGACCGCCAAGCCGAGGACGACGCAACATGTTGACGTCCGGGCTGGAGAAGCGTATGTTTTCGCAAATGTCGAAAAGTGCCCGGGCGGACGCTCGCGGCGCTTTTTTTGTGGGCGCATCGTTGCTTGCTACTGCGCGCAGACCGGTTCGGGCTCAAACCAGATTTGGCAGCCCGATCCGTCCTTCTTGCAGGCCGAATAGGGTCGCTGACCGAAATTGCACGGGTGCGTCATCTTTGGATGGCAACTGCTAGGAGACTTCTTGCAGTCGTCACCTTGCTCGACATTGATGGCCACCGGCGAACTGCCGTCGGCGCAGGGGAGGGGTGAGAACGGACCAGGATTTACAGTTTTCACCACGCTCTTGTAGGTGCCGATCTGCTTAGTATAGCTATTCAAGATCGCCTTTCGGTCAAGCTTGGTGAGCTGGCCCGTCTGAAGCTGCTGCAGTTTGTCCACGCGCTGAGCTTCAATATAGAGCCTGGTGAGCTCAAGCGTCATCGGGTCTGTGTCTTTGACCAGAACGCTCATTTGATCTGCTTCATCTTTGGAAAAATTGATGAGGACAGAGTCGGAATCGCTAGGTCGGCAAATCGTGTCGGCGCCGAGCTCCTGAGCGCTGGCAGCAGCAGTTAGAGTTGCAATCATGGCGACTGCCAGTACGACCAAACGCACAAACATGGGACCTCTCTCCGATATGGCTCCGCCCGCCGGCGGCCGAGGATCGCGGGTTGCTTGTCTTCTGCGGTGATCTGATATTTTCCAAACGCGGCCAGATTACCGGAGCAACCATTTGGAGTCTATTGGGTTAGGGCCGCTCAATCTCCACGGGTGACGCCTTGCCTAAGCAAGCCAGGAAACCAACAGCCACGCCTTCGGCAAAGCACCAGGCCGGGGATCGGTATCAGCGTTTCGCCGACGAGTATGTGAAAGATCTCAATGGGCCTGTTGCAGCGATTGCGGCCGGCTATAGCGAGAGGACTGCGCCGCAGCAGGCGTCACGGCTCCTGGCCAATCCCAAGGTTAAGGCGCTCATCGCCGCACGCCAAGCCAAGATCAGCGAGAAGACCGGCATCACCGTCGAGCGGGTTGTTAATGAACTCGCCAAGATCGGCTTCGCCAACGCCGGCGACTTCTTCCGCGTCACCAAGAATGGCGAACCTGCGGTGGATTTCTCGTCTCTGACCGACGACCAGAAAGCCGCTATCGCTGAGGTGACTGTCGAGGATTTCACGGAGGGGCGGGGCGAGGATGCCCGCGAGGTCCGGCGCATCCGCTACAAGCTGCACGACAAGATCGGCGCCCTGGTCAAACTCGGCCAGCACCTCGGCATGTGGAAAAACCTTGGCCCCAAGGTCGTCAACAACACCGTCAATCTGACCGTCAACCAAAGGATTGAGGCGGTCGATGCAGAGTTCATGGAGATCGTAGGCAGTGTCGATCCCGTCGCCCTCGAAGCTCCCGCAAAGTCGTCTCGCCGCCATTGAGTGGTACCGGCGGCTGCTGCGGGAAGCGGCCGAGAAGTCGGAAGATCACGTCCTCCGGGGCAAGCGCTGGCTCTCTCGTCACGATCTCTTTTACCTGCTGGTCTTCACCTGCAAGCGCAAGGACATCAACCGGGATTGGCTGTTCGAGCGGTGCCGGGAGTTCCAGGCGAACCCCGACGGCAACCTCGATCTCTGGGCGCGCGAGCACTACAAATCGACCGTCATCACCTTCGGCGGAACGCTGCAGGAGATCCTGAACGACCCCGAAGTGACCATCGGCCTGTTCAGCCATTCGCGACCGATCGCCAAGGGCTTCCTCCGGCAGCTGAAGTCGGAGATGGAAACCAATGACGATCTGAAGGCGCAGTTTCCGGACATCCTCTGGGAGTTCCCGGCCAAGCAGGCGCCGAAGTGGTCGGAAGATGACGGCATCGTCGTCAAGCGCCGTGCCAACCCGAAGGAATCAACCGTCGAGGCCTGGGGCCTGGTGGACGGCCAGCCGACCTCCAAACACTTCAAGGGCCGCGTCTACGATGACGTCGTGACCCGGGAATCCGTTGGCTCGCCCGAGATGATCCAGAAGACCACCTCGGCCTGGGAGCTTTCCGACAACCTCGGCTCCGAGGGTGGCTGGTTCCGTGTCATCGGCACCCGCTACCACCTCTTCGATACCTACCGGACCATGATCGACCGCGGCGTCCCCGCCCGGAAGCATCCGGCAACGGATAACGGCCGGGAGAACGGCAAGCCGGTCTTCCGCTCGGCTGAGTGGCTCGCTGAAAAGCGCCGCATCCAGGGCCCTTACACATTCGGATCGCAGATGCTGCTGAACCCGACCGCTGACACCGCCCAGGGATTTCTGGAAGAGTGGCTGAAGTATTGGCCGGCTGGCAACTTTTCGAACCTCAACAAATACATCCTGGTCGATCCGGCCGGCTCCAAGAAGCGCAAGAACAACGATTGGTCCAGCTTCTGGGTCATCGGCGTCGGCCCTGACAACAAGCGCCGCGTCTGCGACATCGTGCGCGACCGCCTGAATCTCGCCGGCCGGACTCGAATGCTCTTCCACCTGCACCGGAAATGGAAGCCGATCGGGGTAGGGTACGAAGAGTACGGCATGCAGGCCGATATCGAGCATATCGAGGAGAAGCAGGTCGAGCTCAACTACGAGTTCAAGATCACGCCGCTCGGTGGGTCTCTTGCCAAAGAGGATCGCATCAAGCGCCTGGTGCCGACCTTCGAGCAGGGCGATCTGCTGCTGCCCCAGGGCGGCATACTCTACACGAACTATCAGGGCCAGACCCTCGACATGGTCAAGGTCTTCATCGAGGAGGAGTACACCGCCTTCCCGGTGCTGGCCCATGACGACATGCTCGACAACCTGTCCCGCATCCACGATCCGGAAATGAACCTGCAGGCACCTGTCGGCGAGATCCGCGACGCCGGCGGCAAGTCCTGGAAAGACGACCTCACGGCCGATTACGGCGGGCCGGATTGGCAGATTGCCTGAAGGAGCGAACCAATGGCCGACATCAATGACCGCGTCTTCTACCGCCAGGCCGACAGCGAGGCGCCGATCTCTGGCAGCCGCGTCCACGGCGCGATGATCACGAAGGTCCTCGATGAAGCGACCGTCAACCTGAAGGTATTTCCGGACATGGCGCCGATCTTCGACATGCCGGCCGTGATCCTTAATTCCGAGGATATCGACACCGGAATCACGGCGGTCTGGTCGCCCTGGAAACTCGACTGATCCATGCACCCGATCGCCGAGCGCTTCCAGGCCATCCATCTGGCGCCTGCGAGCGTGAAGGAGATCGACAGCTACCTCCGCAATGTCGGACATGAAGACATCCACCTTGCCGCCTGGATGGTGGGCAAGACGGCTATCGGCGACCTGCCGAACCCATTCCCGGCCGGCACCGCTGAGGCGCTGACCTGGGAATCAACCCTGGCGAAAAGCCGCCAGCATCGAAACGTGACTATGTCGGCGCGTGTCCGCCCGACCTATCGCGGCGTTCTCATTCGAAACCCCCTCTAGGAGACCACCACAATGGCAATAGGTACCCGTGCCGAGGTCGATCAGATCCTCGGAACCGCAACCCATGTGAACCCCGAGCTCTACAAGCGCCTCGCCTATGTCACCAGCGCCGGCTCGCCGGCCGGTGTCGTCACCCCGGAATTCGTCGGCCAGGAATGCTTCGACACTACCAACAGCGATTGGTACCGCTCCACCGGTGCGGCAGCCGGCAACTGGAAGAAGCTGACGCCGTAACCGGCCCGTCTTAGGAGGGGCCAATGGCCACCGTCACCACGCTCGGCGCCACCGACAGCATGTCGTGGCAGAAATCCGTGTTCGACGCCAACACGGACGGGCCGGACTTCGCGATCCATGCCGGCAAGGATTTCTCGGTCCAGATCACTTTCACCGGAACCGGGTCGGTCAGCCTGATGCGTCGCGTGCCTGGCAACGCCTTGCCAGATCTCGTGAAGACCTACACGTCGAGCCAGGGCGATGTCGGCAAGGATGCCCTTGAGGGCTGTCGCTACTTCTGGCGCACCAACGACTTCGGAACCGGCGTTTCCTGCACGATCGCGCAGTAACCCATGCCTTTGATGAAGGGCCAGATGCGCGCAGGCATCATGCGCGGTGGCATCATGGCCAGCCAGCAGGGTGAAACGGTCTACGCCTACAACGTCACCAAATCGAACACCGCCATTGCCCGGTCGCGCTTCAACCAGCTGCTCGCCGGCACGGCCGACATGGTTATCGATTACGAGGGCGACAGCCAGACGGCTGGCAAGGGCTCAGATAGCGCCGGCGGCGAAGGTCGCCGGTCACAATCGCCTGTCGCAAAGATCTCGGCCCTGCTGCAGACCCGGCTGGGTAGCGGCATCACCGTGTCCGACGCTGGCTTCTACGGCAGCAACGGCAAGGGATTTGCGGGTTACCTCACCTACATGGAGGGCCAGATCACGCAAGGATCGGCCACCATCCATGCCACAAATTTTGGCCCGGGCGGCAAGCTCTTCAACCACGCCCTGACCACTGGCGCGTTGCGATGGGTCTTCCCGGGTGGCGCCAAGGACTTCATTCGGTTCCTGGTAAAAGGAAATACGAACGGTCGCGCGATTCGGTGGACGACTGATCAGGGCCAAACCGGGACCATCCCCGGCACCGGTACATTCGTCTTGGAGATCGGCTCCCCGATCGCACTGGCCCCGGCTGCTACCTATATCGACATCCGCTCTGAGGCCGCCAACGTCATTGAGTTCCTCGGCGCGGAAGTCTGGTCGAATGACGGAAAACGCAAGCTCTTCGTCCGAAACCTCGGATATGGCGGGTCGTCGACGTTGGATTGGTCGTCGCCATCGATCGATGGCGGCACGCGCCCCAGGGACTCAATGCCCCTGATGGGCGCTCATCTCACCGGAATCTGTCTCGGCACCAACGACTTTACCGACCCCGGCCCGATCAGCGTGAGCGACACCTATAACAACCTTGTCGCCCAGATCAACATGCTGAAGAGCGCCAACAGCGACGTGTTCCTCATCCAGCCCAACCCATTGCGGGTGGCGGAGTACGGGTCCGAGGCGGTGCAGAAGCCGCGGCGCGACGCGATCAAGGCGGCCGCGATGGACACGAACATTCCGTATCTCGATCTGAAAGCCGCGATGGGTGACACCTGGATTGCCGCCAACGCCAGCCTCCTCATGAGCGACGAGGCCCACATGCTTGAGGCCGGCAATGCGGTGAGGGCCGCCCTCGAGGACGATTTCTACCGCGTACTCTTAGCCGCTGCATAAAAGGACCCCATCACCCAATGCTTCACGGACCGGTACCGCCGCGCAGTCTGCCAGTGCAGGACGGCGCGAAGGTACTGCTATTGGCCGACCGCTATCAGCGCGCCGCCACGGCGCATGGTCCGTGGGCGGATACCGCCAAGCAATGCGTCGATTTCGTGGAGGGGCGCCAGTGGACCGAGGACCAGCTCCGGCGGATGAAGCTTGCCGGCCGTCCCGCACTGACGTTCAACAAGATCGCCCCGCTGGTCCGCCTGGTGCAGGGCTATCACTCTCAGAACGCTCTCGACACGACCTATAAGCCGTCCAGCGACGGGCTCGGCACCGATGCCACGGCCCAGGCGCTGACGGCTATCCGGAAGCACACCAGCCAGGTCAGCGACGAGCCGAACGTCGATACCGAAGTGTTCCTCGACGGCATCGTGACCGGGCGCGGCTTCTACGATATCCGCCTCGATTACACCGAGAACGACTTCGGCGAGGCCATCGTCCGGGCGTCGGACCCTTTCACAACCTTCATCGACCCTGACGCCGATCAGTACGACCCCAAGGATTGGGGCTTCGTCTGCGACAGCCGAATGATGTCGATCGACGAGGTGCAGTGGTGCTACGGCGATCAGGCGGCAGATCTGGTGCTGCCGTTCACCCGTGGTGAAACCCCGCTGTCGCCGATCTCCATGGTCCCGATCAACGGCGTCATCACGCCGGTCCGCGCCTTCGGCAGCTACGACAGCGGCGAGTTCGGCGAGTGGTGGGACAGCCTCTATGGGATGCTGGGGGACTTCTACGACCCCTATCGCAAGTCGATCCGCGTCCTCGACTTCCAGTACTGGGTGACCCGCCAGGCCCGCGTCATGATCGACCTTGAGACCGGTGACCGCAAGGTCCTGCCGGACGACTGGTCGCAGCAGAAGATCGACAAGGCGATCTGGTACGGCGCGCAAATCGGCAACCCGGTCACCGTCGAGAACCGCCGGGTCAAGGAAGTCCGCTGGACGACACTCGCCGGCGACACCATGGTCTATGACAAGTGGTCGAAATACGACCAGTTCACCAAGGTCGGCTACTTCCCGTATTTCCGACGCGGTCAGACCCGGGGGATGGTCTCCGATCTCCTCGACCCGCAGCGCGAGATCAACAAGCGCCGCTCGGCCGAGATCGAGATCGTCGGCAAGACCGGCAACTCCGGCTGGAAGTATCACCAGGATTCGCTGACGGCAGAGCAGAAGCGGCTTCTGAAGCGGTTCGGCGGCATGCCGGGATTTAATCTCGAGTGGAAGGGCGATGCCTCACTCGAGCCGAAGCGCCTGGAGCCCGGCGTGGCCCCAACCGCCATGGAAAAGCTGGAGCAAAAGGCGACGGACGATCTGAAGACGATCTCCTCGTTGAACGACAGCGCCACGGGCGAGCTCGACCGGGTCCAATCCGGCCGCGCCGTCGAGGCACGCCAGCGCCAGGCCGTCATCGGCCAGCAGATCTACCTCACCAATTTCAGCCGCTCGAAGAAGATCGTCGGCCGGCGCTGCCTTTCGATCTACCAGTCCAGTTACACCGAGACCCGCGTGTTCCGGATTCTGGGCGAGGGCGGCAAGCTCACCGAGACGATCATCAACCAGGAGCAGCGTGACCCGGCGACCGGTCTCACCACGGTCCTTAACGATGTGGCGCGGGGCAAGTATTTCATGGTGATCGACGAACGGCCGCTCTCGGCGACCTTCGCCAACGGCCAGTTCGAAGAGATGATCCGCCTCATTGAGAAGTTCCAGGGCGTCCTTCCGATGGCGGCCTTCGCGGATCTCATGATCGATGCGTCGTCGCTCCCCCGCAAAGAGGAATGGATGCAGCGGGCGCAATCGGTCCTCGGCATCACCCCGCCCGGCGCACAGCCCGGCGGCGCACCAGGCCCCGGCGGCGGGCAAACCATGTTGCCGCCCCCGAACCCGGCCTCGGAAGCTGGGTCCAATGTCATTCCATTGACCCGATAGGAGCGAAACCATGAAGAAGTTCACCATGATCATCGAAGGCGACGAGATCAGCCACAACGATGTGCTGGTCATGACCCGCCATTTCGCGAGCACCTATGAGCAGGAACTGATCCACAAGGATGCCGGGCCGGATGCCGCCGGCGCCTATGTCATCCCGTTCGATGACCGCGACTACACCGTCACTTTCCAGGTCGATGACGCCGAGGTGCCGGACCTCAAGGCTCCCGCTGCCGTGACCGATCCGAACTCGGTCGAGATCCCGGAAGGCTGGCAGGATCTCAAGGCCGCCGAACTCCGCGCGATCGCTGGCAAGCTGAGTGCCGATCCGGTCGCGAACAATGCCGAAGCCGTCGCGGTCATCGAGGCTGAACTCGCCCGCCGCGTCGAAGCCGGCAAGGCAGAGAGCCCGGCCGAGGTCTGACATGCACAAGGTCGAAGAGCGGGCGCTGGTAACCCCGGCGCTCCTCCGCCGCTTCCAGCTGGAGGGGCGGGGCCTGCCATTCTGGGGGCTGATCCAGACATCCGAAGGTAAGTTCCTGGAACATGCCACCGGACCGGACCCGATCGGCCTGCAGCGGCAGGTGGCCTGCGACATCATCGGTGCGCTCAACAAGCACCTCAACCACGACGGCTGCTGGCTCTGGCTCTATGCCGATCCAGGCAAGGCGCTGCCGGTATCGATCGAGCCAGGCACCAACTACGACCGCTTCGTCATCATGTGGATGGACCAGGACGGGGACATCCAGCTCCCGATCGAGTTCGACCGCCCCTTCATCGAGTACTGCGCCGAAGGCCCGGACCCGATGATGGAGAAGTGCGAGGGGGCCTGGAACACCTGGCGCTGGGCGATGAAGGAAGTCCCCGACGCCAAGGAGAGCCAGACCTTCAAGCGCGCTCTGTCGGAAGGGGCGAGCGCCTCGACGATGCGGGCGGCGCTCAACACGACAACGCATTGACTTTCGCGGGGTAGCTCAGAGGTAGAGCAGCGGACTCATAATCCGCTGGGCGCCGGTTCAATTCCGGCCCCCGCAACCACTTTCGCAAGGGCCGCCCCAACCGGGCGGCCTGTTGCATTTCGGATACCCGAAGCCGGGGTCAACGGGCTCACGGGTTCGCCGCGCACCCCAAGCGCTGGCACGGGAAGCCGCCGTCAAAGGGCTCTTCGTCAATCCCGCGTTAGAGGAGAACACCAATGTCCCTGGAAACGGATAAGCCCGATTCCGTGACGGCGATCGTGCAGCATGTCGCTGCCGAAAACGATGCGACCAAGACGGCGGAAGGTAATGCACCATCCGTCGATCTCGATGATCCGGATCAAGCAGAACTGGCAGCAGCCCGCGCGGCCGTTGCTGGTGAAACGAACCCGGAGCCGAAACCCGAGCAGCCCAAGCCTGATGCCAACGCGACCGGCGAACAGCCGGCCAAACCGGCTGACGGCGACCCGAAGCCTGCTGACGCCAAGCCGACTGACGCCAATCCAACACCCGCTAAACCGGGCAAGGACAACCCCGTCATCCCGGTGCCGCGTGACAAGCTGAAGGCGCTTTCCGAGCGTGCGAAGTCCGCTGAGGACGCAGCCGCCGAGAGTGCACGGGCTGCGGCCTACTGGAAGGGCGTTGCCGATACCAAGGCAGCTTCACCCGCCCAGCCGGCCGCGCAACCCGCACAGCCGACGCTGACGCCAAAGGAGCAGCTTGCTGCTATCCGGCAACAGCGCCTCGACCTGTCGGACAAGCTCGACAGCGGCGAGATCAACAACCGGAAATTCGAAGAAGAGCGACAGCGCTTGGAGGATGCCGAAGAGGCCATCCGCCAGGCCATGGCGATACCCGCAAGGGCAGAGCCCGCTCCCACACGCACCGGCAACGATCTCTATCTTGAAGAGCGCACCGCACAGCTGGAGACTCAGTTCAAATACGCCTCGCTCATCACCGACGAGGCGCATTGGGATTTTCTGCAGCGTGAAGCGGCAAAGCAGCTCCGTGCAGAAGGCGTCGTCTTCGCCAAGGGCGAGTTGCCCCCGGCGCAGGCGCTGCAGCTACGCACCCGCATCTCCGAACTCACGGATACCTACGGTCCACTTTGGACCGGCAAGTCGCGCGAAGAGGTCTACGGCAAAGCGCCTGTGACCAAACCCGCCGCTACGGCAACTCCCACCCCAGGGCCCGCTGCGCCGATGTCGCCCACGGCCAAGGCGCGGGCTGAAAAGCTCGCCGAGGCCCGAGAGGCGCCACCGGATCTCACCGCAGTCGGCTCCGCCGGCACCGTGCCGGGAGATCTGTCACCCGCTGCCATCACCGGCATGGATGATGAAGACATCATCAAGAACATGCCCAAAGCCGCTCGCGACAAGCTCATGGGTCGACTGCCGTCATAACCCTCAATTTCCGAGGATACGATGGCTGCAACTGACTTCGGGGCATGGACCCCCGCTCAGAAACGCGTCTGGGCTGCCGAACTCTGGCAGGCTGGCCGCGATCAATCGTTCTGGTTCTCCAATTCCTTCATCGGGAAGAACGACCAGGACATGAACTCCCCGATCCAGCGCATCACCAAGCTCAGCAAGACCGAGCGCGGCCTGGAATGCGTGATGTCGCTCGTGCAGGACATGCAGGGCGACGGCACGGTCGGCGACAACAAGCTCGAGGACAACGAAGAGCCTCTCGCCAACGAAACCATTTCGATCCGCTTCGACCAGCTCCGTCACGGTGTCCGGTCCAAGGGTGAAATGGCGGAGCAGGCGACGGTCATCCGTTTCCGCGAAACCTCCAAGGAAAAGCTGACGTTCTGGCTCGCCGACAAGATCGACGAGCTCATGTTCCTCACGCTTTCCGGCCGCTCCTACGGCCTGAAGACTGACGGCTCGACCCGCGTGAACTCGCAGCTTCCCTCGCTGTCGTTCGCCGCGGACGTCGCTGCCGCCTCGACGAACCGCATCATCCACGCCGGTTCGGCGACGTCGGAAGGCACCCTGACCGCCAACGACAAGATGTCGTGGGCTGTCATCGTGGCTGCGAAGACCCGCGCCGCGCGTAAGAAGCTCCGCCCCATCCGCCAGGGTGGCAAGGGCTATTACGTGATGGTGATCAGTTCGGAGCAGGAGCGCGATCTCGTGCTCGATCCGACCTATCAGACGATCGTCTCCCGCGCTTCGGAGAAGGGCATCAACAATCCGCTCTTCACCGGTGCGCTCGCGGTCGTCCAGGGCGTCATCATCTACAGCCACAACAAGGTGTTCAACACCTTGGGAACCGCCACCAAATGGGGTTCCGGCAACCTGGTCGACGGTGCGCAGGCACTGTTGATCGGCGCCCAGGCCGGCGGTCTCGCGCAGATCGAGAACATGTTCATGCGTGAGAGCGACAACACCGACTACGGCAACCGCCCCGGTTTGGCGGCTGGCCGCAAGATCGGCATGCTGAAACCGCAGTTCAAGTCGATCCCGGATAACATGTCGAAGGAAGACTTCGGCGTGATCTCCGTGAAGACTGCTGCACGCGCATAAGGAGGCCCTGCATATGGCACTTATTAAGTACAAGATGCAGCTGCAGGACCAGCGTACCGGCGAAATCATCCAGAAGGCGGGTGGTGCCATCATGGTCTGCGGCAATGGTTCGCCGACCAAGGTCACCACCTACAACGCGGATGGTACCGCCAAGACGAACCCTGTCGCCCTCAACAACGGCTCCCTGGAGTTCTATGTCCAGGACACCGTTGCGTCGGTCGACATCGCTGGCTTCACGCCAGATGGGCAATTCGTCACGCTGACCGGCCTCAGAGGTTCGGGTCCGAGCGAGATCAACGTCGACCGTGGCAACCGCCATCAGGTCGCCATGGTCCCGTTCTCCTGGGCCGATGGTGGCGTGAACGTCGAAAAGGACACCGGCCTCGATCTTCCGGCCAACGCCTTGGTCCTGCCGGATGTCGGCATCCTGACCAAGGACATCGACGCCGGCATCACCATCAACGCCGGTATCCTGTCGACGGAATCTGGTGGTTCTGCCTCTGGCTTTGTTGCGGCGATCTCGGTCGCGGCAGCGGTGCTGGTGGCGGCTAAGTCGGCCGCGACCGCTACCCGCGGTTCGTTGGTCGGTGGCGCCACTCTCGATCGCGGCTACACCGTGGTCGCGGCATCGCAGTCGATCAGCTACACGCTGCTCGCTGGCGCCGATACCGCTACGGGCTGGATCGTTCTTCCGTACATCCTGCCGCTGGTCGCCTGATCAGCACTCTCTGAAGCCTCAACCTGATCTGGTCAGGTTGCCCCTTGCGGGCCGGTCCTCTCTCCAACGGGGCCGGCCCGTTTTCTTTCCACCCCCATTCCCAGGAGCGCATCATGGCCAAGCCAAACACCCAGGCGGCACGGGCCGCTGCGCCGGCGACCCCGCCGGCCGATCACAACCCCACGAGAGAGCCCATTGGGCAGACTGAAGCGCCGATGGCGGAACGCCCCGACACGCTCTTCGTCTTCGATTCCTCCTGCACTGTCGGCGCGCCGGAGCGCACCCATTCGCTGTTGATCGACGGTGCCATCACGGAATTCACCTTCAAATATCCCAAACCGCTGATCCTTGAGCGTTCGATCGCCATGAAGTTCCTCAAGGCAGAGGGATTCACCGTCAAGGATCATGACGGGAAGAGTATTGACCGGGTCCCAGACCAACCCGACCCGCTGGCTCCCGCGAAGCCGTTTGTCCTCAAGGAGGACCAGGTCGTTGCCTCGCTCAATGAGCTTGCGACCGAGGCCCTGCTGACCCGCTGCCACATGGAGCGGGACGGGGAGCAGTTCACGGCAAGCAGCCCACGTGGCCGACTCATCGGCTTCCTGGTCAATCTGCGACGGGAACGCGACGCCGCGCTGAAACCCAAGCGCAAGGTCCGCGATGATGTCGACGACGAGGAGGTGGAGGGTTTCGTGCCGCCGGCGTTCGAACCGTCGGACATGTAATCACGCATGTCGACCCTGCTCACCGCCCGGCAGATCTGCGACCGCGCTCTTCGGAAGATTGGGGCATTCCCGATCACGGAGAGTGCAGCCCGCGGCGAAGATGTGGACGAGGCGCTGTTCTGGCTCGACCTCATTGTCGCCGAGCTTCCCGGCACGGTGCGGCGATACTGGCTGCTGAGCGACACCCTCTATCTGAGCCTGACGCCGGGCGACCTTGAATACGACCTGGCAACGACAGTCACGGACTGGCCCGCCCAGGGCGTCGAGCACGTCACGGAGATCTGGCTGGAGAACAGCACCGGCAGCCGGACGCCGGTCAAGATCGTGGACCGCAATACTTTTGAGGAGCGAAGCCTGATCAGTACGCCAGGCAGCCCCGAAATCGTCCACATCGATCGGATGGTGAAGCCGACCCTGCGGCCCTGGCCGGTGATCGCCAGCACGGGATACCGCCTGGCCCTGGTAGCCGAAATGCTTGGGCCGGACATCGCGCCCAAGGAAGTGAGCCCCAAGAATGACCGCGCGGCAGTCGAGCACGGGCTGCCGCAGGCGTGGCAAATGTGGCTCATTAACCAGCTGGCTTGCGAGATCGGAGACGGGCCGGTCCGGAAACTTGCCTCGACCACCATCGGTGGGTGGCGCTCCCAGAACGAGCGCAAGAAGACCGACCTCGAATCCTTCCAGGATACCGAGAAGCAGACGACGGACCCCATCACCCAATCCATGGATATCTGCTGATGTCGACGCGTGTCGCCCTTTCCAGCTTCGAACTGGCGAACCCGATCTATGTCGGATGCACGCTGACCGCATGGAAGGCGGATACGAACGGCATCAAAACTGGCGTGAAGGCGACGATCTATGAGGCCACAACCGGCTCCGCCACGCTGACCAATCCCCAGATCCTCGACAGTGAAGGCAAGCTGGAGAGCCCAGTTTACGTGGCCGAACCCGTCATCCTCGAGGTGTCAGGGCTCCATGTACCCAGCCATGACACCGGCCTCATCAGCCCGCCCGGCACCTGGCGCGGCGATTGGGCGACGGCGACGATCTATTGGCCGGGTGACATCGTCCAGAACGGCGCCAACGGCGACAACAACAAGGACGTCTATATCGTCGTCAATCTCCATGTCTCTGGGGTGTGGGCTACCGACAAGATCGACCTGACCAAGCTTGCCAAGGTCATCGACTACGTGACTTTGACGAACACTGTTGTCCCGGACGCCACGACCGCCGTCAAAGGCAAGGCAGCGCTGACGGATGTCCCGACCTTGCGCGCCGGATCAGATGCGGCCAAGGCTGCGACGGCAGTTGCCGTAGCATCGCTCTGGAAGAAAGGCGCCGACATCGCGAGCGCCGCCACCCTGGCTAAGCCTGCCGACGCCAATCTCGGCGGTTATCACGTCATCACCGGCAGCGTGGGGATTTCGGCATTCTGGACCGGCGAGGCGGTCGGCGCCGAGTTCGAGTTTCGCTTCAGCGGCGTGCCGCTGATCACCCATTCCGCCAACTTTATTCTACCGACCGGCGCCAATGTGACGGCGGCCGCGGGCGATGTCTGCCGTCTGCGGGTCGAGCAATCGAGCCCCGCCATTGTGCGCGTCGTCTCGGCCCCACCCAGCTGGTACACCGTCGCCAGCGGCGCCCTGCCGGTCGGGCATGCCTATGGCATGGACCTGTCGAACAACGTGGCCGATACCGCCAACGACATCGACATCAGCGCCGGCAAATGGCGCGATCCGACCGATACCCAGGACATCGTTCTTGCAGCAGCGCTCACAAAGCGCCTCGATGCCGCCTGGGCGGTCGGCAACAACCAGGGCGGCCTCGACACCGGCTCGAAGGCCGTATCGACCTGGTATCACCTCTGGGCGATCAAGCGCACCGATACCGGCGTCGTGGATGTGCTGTTCTCGACCAGCGCCACGGCGCCGACGATGCCGTCGGGTTACACGATCAAGCAATGCCTCGGCTCCGTGAAGACCGATGCCTCCGGCAACATCCTCGCCTTCGTGCAGCGCGGCAGTGGTCGCAGCCGCGAGTTCCATTGGCTAGTGCCGTCTCCTGATCGTGACGACGTCGCACCGGGAACCTCCGCCGTCCTGCGTGCTCTCCCAGGCATCCCGCTCGGCCGCCGCGTCAAGGCGCTGCTGAATGCCGGCGGCAGCGTCTCGGCGTCGGGCAACGCCTTCATCGGCATCGTCAGCGATCCTGCCACCAATTCGCCGGTCCCGATCGCGGTCGCGGCGGCGTCCCTCGGGTCCGCTGCCGGCGGCAACTTCTCATCGGCCCAGGTCGGCGGCAACTGGTTGTGGTCGGCGCTGGAATGCTGGACGGATACCAGCCAGCAGGTACGCGTGCAGATCAGCGCCAGTGCCGCCTCGACCCGCGCCGCAATCGTTACCTCGGGCTGGCGGGAGGCGCTCTAATGGCGTTGGCACTTCATCATTTCGAGGGTTGGCGGCCCGGGTACGGCGGCGCCACTGTCTGGGTCTACAAGGCGGGCACGACGACCCCGGCCGCCGTTTATGCCGACGAAAACCTGACCATTCCGGCATCGAACCCCCAAACGCTGGTGACCCTTTCTTCGAACGGTATCGAATACGGGAAGTTTGCCACCCCTCTATATGTGAATGAGGCCGTGCAGCTCCGGGTCAATACGATCGACGAGACCGGCGTCATCTGGCCGGCAATCATCTCGCTCGATGGCGAAGATGCGTCGAACGCGGAGGTAACGCCGACGGACGGCAGCCAGGCCCATAGCCTTGCCAGCATTGTGCGCCGTGTCATCTGGGCTGCGGATTACGGTGTCCTTGGTACCTCCGCAGCGACGAATACGGCCACGATCAGCGCGGCTCTCGGCGTTGCGGCAGCGCAGGGCGGCGGTGAGGTCTGGTTACCCGCAGGCGAAATCGTCTTCAATCAGCTCAACATCCCGCAGAACGTGCTGCTTGTCGGGCAGGGGCGCGGCGCCACGACCCTGCAGTCCCAGGTCGGGGACAAGACGGTGACGCTGACCGGCGATCGCAGCGGCTTCCGGCATCTCACGCTGGACGGCGTCAATCTCGGGGCAGGATCGATCGGCGTCTTCTCCAAGGCGGTGGATGAAATCGAATTCGACGATTTCGAGATCAAGCGCTTTGAGACGGGTCTCTATTGCAAGGGCGGCCGGCGCGCGCGATGGACCGACTTCTATGTCTTCGCCTGCAGCAACGGTGCCAAGCTTATCGGCGACAACGATGCCGGTGGCGGCGCGGACGGTGATTCCTTCCGTGACAATTCCTGGCTAGGCGGCAGGATCTACAATTGCCTCGGGATCGGCCTCGACATCTCCTACGAGGACAAGCCGATCACGAACAATCGGATCGACGACGTCGGGTTCGAGAATAACACCGGCACTGCGCTGCGCATCGTCGGCGCGCGGTTCACGCGTTTCGACGGCTGCTGGATGTCCGACAATTCGATTGCGATCGATATTCGCGACGACACGCCGCTCAATCCCTCCGGCGCTCCTGAAAACACGGTTCAGGGCGTTCTGTTTTCGAACGGGTCGATCAAGGGCGGCGCTCTGAATATCCGTGATACCGCCCTTGATGTGGTGTTCGACCGCATCAGCTTCTCTGATGTCGATATCACGTTGACGGCCGTTACCAGTCAGATCATCGCCAAGGATTGCAGCGAGGACGAACTCGTCACTTTGGCCGGTATCGGCACGAGGTGGCTCCGTGTCCGCACCATCGATAGCGGACAGAGCTTCGGCATCACGACGGACGCCACCGCCACGAAGGCGTGGGGCATCACGCTGGACCCGGGTCAGGTGGTCTATGCCGAGGCGAAGGTGATCGGCAACCAGCAAAACGGCACCAACACGGCCGAGTATCACATCGCTGTGTCGGCCAAGCGCGCCGCGGCGACGCTGGCCTATGATACCCAAACGTCCAATTTCACGGTGGGCTCGATCCTCACCGGGCAGACCTCCAAGGCGAAGGCCAGGATCGTGGGCGATTCCGATAGCGGCGCCACCGGCACCCTGACATTGCGCGACATCACCGGCGCCTTCCTCGACAATGAAATCATCACGGACTCCTTGACGGGGTCGGCCCTCGCCAATGGAACGCTCTCGGTACCGACCGTAGCGCTCCTCGGATCCGTCACGGCCATCCGCGCGGCCCGCGAAGATGTCGCCGGCTGGGACGCGACCTTTGTTGCCAACGGCCCGGAGCTGGAACTCCGGGTGACCGGTGCCGCCTCGACCACGATCGAGTGGACCCAGGATGTCGACGTGACCCTGAGCTAGCATGTCGGATAAGGAATGGCTGCCGCTCCCCCTCGGTTCGAAGCTCTTTCTCAACATCGACGAAACCGGGCTGACCCGCGCATCGGCGGCGATTGAGAACGGCTTCCTCACAGAAGCCAGCGGTTTTTCGCGGTTCCCCGGGCTCGAAATCTGGACGCAGCTTCCGGATCGCGGTCGGGTCTATCTCAACGACTGGCACGGCGACATGATTGCCGGCACGTCGAAGGGCAAGCTTTACCGGATCGACGAGGACAAGAACGCCGAAGACGTGACCAAGGTCCCGATCCAGGGCGGGCGTCGGTTCGTCTTTGCCAAGACTGAGGACGAAATGGTGATTGCGGCCGGCGGGCAGATCGTTCGCTTTGCTGGCGCGAAGACGGAGATCCTCAGCGAAGATGCGCCGCAGGCGACCCATGTCGCCTATATGGACAATTACATCATTGCGGTGGAGCGGGATTCCGGCCGCTTCATGCACAACACCGCCGGCGAGAGCCGGGAATGGGATCCGCTCGACACCTTTGCGGCGGATGGCAGCCCGGACAACGTGACGGCAGCAATCGCTACCCCGTTTCGCGAATTGCTACTGTGCGGCCCGGAATCGATCGAGCAATTCGAGCGGTTCCAAAGCGGTGACGTGCCGTTCTATCGGCGCTGGTCGGTGGGTGAGGGCGTGCTGGCACCCTATGCCATCACGTTCGCTGACAATGCCGTCTTTACGCTCAACCAATCGACCGAGTGGATCCGCTTCACCGGCCAGACCTCGAAGCCGGTGTCGGATGACATCGGCAGAATCCTGGCGACCGTGGACGATTGGTCGGAGGCCTGGATGGGGGGCTTCCCAAACAAGCCGCTAGATGCCGTGGGGCAGAAGTTCCTGATCCTTCAGGCGCCCCACGCTGAGAACGAATACGGGACCAAGGGCATCACATTTGTATTCGACTACCGCATGCAGCAGTTCTGCCTGCTCTATGGGTGGGATGAAAAGCGCGCGTGTCCTGCCAGGTGGCCTGGCTGGTCGCATTGGCCGATGTGGGGCGAGACCTTTGTCGGTGGCGATGACGGCATCATCTATCGGCTGGCTCCCGAAAAGTTCTCCCATGCCGGCAGCACTCAGCGGTTCTTGGTGCGAACGGCCCATTGGGATGCCTTGGGCGAAGTGTCGATCGACAATCTGCGGATCCGCCTGAAGCGTGGATTGGGGTCGCATGAGGGCGAGCCAAAGATCATGGTTCGCTGCAACCGCGACAACCGGGAGTTCGGCCGCTGGATCGAGCGGGGCCTCGGCAAGCAGGGACACCGATCGATGACGCTGGAGTTCGGCGGCTTCGGTATCGCCCAGACCTTCCAGTTCGAGATCGCCGTCACTGATGATTGCCCGATTGAGATTGCCAAGGCCGACGTCCAGGCAAGCCAGGTTGGGCACTGATGGCAGACGAGACCACGCCGCCTACCACCACGAAGAGCAGCGGCAAGACGCCGACGATTCCTCCGCCACCGCGCCTTACGGGTGATCCACAGGCGGACAACGTCGCCCTGGCGTCCTGGTACCAGCGGATATTCGAGGCATCGCAGCTGCAGGCCCAGACCATCGGCAATCTTACCGGGGATGCCGGCGACTTCGATCCCAATAGCTTGCCGGATCCGGCATCGAGTTCGGTTGCGCAGGCACAGCAGACAGCAAACGAGGCGTACACACTGGCTGCGGCCGCGCAGGGCTTGGTCAAGAGCCGGTGCGGGCCCTGCGGGCAGGTCACCATCTCGGCGGGCGCCACCACGGCGGACTTCACTTTCCCGGCCGATGATCAAGAAGCCGACACCAGTTATTTCGTCAGCGTTACGGCGACGGCCTTTGGCGGCACGCCCGCAGCAGGTTCGCGCGAAGTCATCACCGTTGCGAAGACCACCAGCAAAGTCACGATCACTACGGCCGTCGCTCCAGGCGTCGGTAATTCCATCACATTTGACGTCACGATCCGCCGCTAGAGGAGAGCCAGATGGCAACCCGCATCACCGACGAAGACATCTTCGGCCCCCTCCGCAAAGGAACCGGGGTCTCGGAGCTGGATTACAGGCCGCCGCGGCCCAACACGTTCCGCACCTCGCGTTATCCCGGCTTCTGGGGCTCCGGCGATGGCTCGACGCCGACCGATGTTCCCAATCCGGTGGCTGGCGATGACGACGTCGCACAAGCGCCGACGCCTGACGTGCCGACCTCGACGACCCCGCTCGGCAGCGTGACGACGGCGCCCCCGGCCGGCGGCGTTGATCTCGGCGGCAACGGCGGCACCCAGCAGGCCGAAGGGCTGGCCGACGCTCAGTTCAGTGGCGGTACCATCGATGACGCTGAGAACTGGGCGAACGCCGTCAAGGCAGGGACGGCGCCGATCGGGCAATATGGCTTGCTTGGATTTGCGGCGCAGATCGCGGAAGACCCCAACAGCTATACGAAGGATTACGGCAACTGGAATTCGATTCCGGGCTTTGAAGATGAGGCCCGTCGATACGCCGAACAGAACAATGTGTCGCCGACGGCCGCGCAGGAAGCGATCAAGAACAAGTACAAGAATGAGGGGACGTTTCCGGAAAGCTACGTCGCCCCACCGGAGGACGTTGCCGAAGCCGTTGCAAGGGAAGAGGCTGGAGAGACGGGCAAATCCAGCGGCGCGGGTAAGCCGGGTGGTGGCTCCAATAGCTGGGGCGGCGGCGCAGGGCAGACAGAGCCACGCGATCCGGCCGATCCGGCTACGGCCGGCGCAACGCCCAATGACCGAACGACCGGCGGCGGCGGCGGTGCCGGCGGCAACAGTGGCGGCCTCGGCGGCGGCCAGGGATCCGGCGGCTGGGGCGGTCCCGGCGGCACGGAGTCGCGTGACCCCGGCAGCGAAGGGAAGTTTGCCGAGGGTGGCATCGTCACCAATCAAAGCGACCCCAATTACGACCCGGACGCTGCGGAGATGGCTGCCGCCAAAGCGGAGCTTGCCACCGAGACCGGCGGAAATCGCTTTGCGGCGCCCGCTACGGCGGTGCGCGACGACGGGCAAGTGGATGACGAGCGGGTCCGCGTCGACGAAGGTGAGGCCATCCTGAAGCGTGACGCTGCCCAGCAATACAGCCCGGATGTCCTTGAGGCCCTCAACGACCCCGAGCTGGCGAGCATCATCGACGATCTCATCGAGGATTGGCTTGATGATGATCAACAGGGCGGCGATGGCGATGTCGACGATGTCGCCGGCGATAACTCCGGCCTCGGCCTGGCCGGCCCCCGGCGCCCTGCGCAGGCGTCCGCGATGCCGGGCCAACCCCGGACCCGGCTCGGGGGGATTAACCGGGTCGCCTGAATGTGATCGGCCGGGTGGCCTAAGGTATCAGGGCGGACTTGCTTCCCAACCGCCTTATGGCAGGCTGATCGCATAACCCGAGCGGGAGGTCGGAATGGGTGCGATTCGGTGGGTCCTGGCGGTGGCGTTGACGGTCGGCGCCCATGCGGCGCTGGCGGACGGGCCGCTCAAGCTCGGGCCCAAAACCTGGGCTGGCTATCAGGAATACCTCGGCAAGATCGGTTCGACCGGGAAGGGTGCGTTTGCGGTGGCGGCCGACGGAAAAGGGTACGGATACTCCTACTGTGACGCCGCGGATGGGTGCAAACCCACCTATCAGCAGGCCGCCATCGAGAACTGCCAGGAGAACAATCAGGGCTATAAGTGCATTGTCATGGCCGTTGGCCGCACCCCGCAGATGGAGTTTGAGGGGCCGAAGTAGGGCTAGAGGAACCCAGGTACATCGCTGTCTGCCTCCAGTTAAGAAAGTTAACAGGTGGGCGTTCTGGCGACAATTGCAATTCCAGGTTGGCGCGCGAGACGGCAAAAGGGTATGGATTTCCCGAGTTAGGGGGAATGCCTTGTCGAATGAAGTCAACCGCGTCAAAGCCAGATTTGCGACTCTTAAGGATGGGGCACTTCGGCAGGCGGCGCTTAACCTGGAGCCACATCTAGGAACACAATTCCATTTGTCGGGTTTCACTAGCAAGGCTCAGTTTGCGCTTAGGGACACTTGGCCGGAGGAGTTGCGGCGAGCCGATCTCAACTGGGACTGGCCGGAGATTTTCCGGCATTTCAGGGAGTTTGATCGGCTGGATGTGGCAATTTGGACCGGTGACGGCGACCGGCTTGCAGGGTTAGGGCTATGCACGGTGGGCGGGTCTGCCATCTCCGTCCGATTTGTCGAAGGAGATCCTAGGCCGGACTGCCCCCTTAAAGGGCGGAGGGCGTTAATCATTTTGGAATGTGCGGCGTGCTATGCTCAGGCATTAGGTAAGCAGGAGCTTCGGGCTGAGCCTGTTAACCAACGCCTCGCATCCCTATATGTCGAAACGTATGGTTTTGAGGTTGAAACTCCGCGTAAGGGCAGTCCATACTATCGAAAGAAGGTGTGACATGACTCAGCTTTTGCAACGTTTGGGGGAGTTCTTCGGGACTCGACGTGGTTTGCACGTCGAAGCGCCGAAGCCTGTCCAGCCGCTGGAACCCGTCGCTCGACCCATGACGGGTTTTCTTGCTGGGTTGACCGCGGACCAGCAGAAGCGCGCGCTCGAATATCGTGGTCCGGATAATTTCGGCGGCGAAGAGTATCGTCGCGCCGGCTGATCCCGCGCATCAAATCAATTGAACGATTAAACCCCGCTTCGGCGGGGTTTTTCTTTTGGAGAATCGATGAGCATTTTCAGCGCTATCAGCTCAGCATTTGAGTCGGGCAGCGGAGGCTCTGGCTCGGCCTGGGGGACCCTGTTTCAGGCCGGAAGTTCGATCCTCGGCGGAATCCTTGGCAGCAACGCCAACAAGAAGGCGTCGAAGTCGCTGTCGAAGACCGAGAAGAAAAAGCTGAAGCTGATGCAGCGCGCCTACAGCGACGCGAAAAAAGAGTACGGCGAACTCAAAGAGCAGGCTCAGCCAGCCGTCACCCGATTGCGCCAGGTCGTGGCGGCGCCCAACACGCTATCAGAAGACCAGCAAATCGAACTCGCGGACGCCCGGCGCCAAGCAACGAATAGCGTCAATAGATCAGGGCTGCGGGGATCCGGCCGAGCGGTCACGGCGGCAATCAAGGATGTCGAAGGCGACGTCCGCCGGGGGTTCATGCGCGACAATCTGGCGCGCGCCGACGGGGCGACATCGGAGCTGGCCCAGCCTTATTTCGACGCAACGGGGCAAACTGCGAACCTGATCCTCAATCAAGGGCAGACCGCTGCCAATTCGGCAGACGCGGCCGGACAGGCAGAGGCTGGCGCGACCCTCGCCAATGCCAGCTTGCGGGGCCAGACCATTGGCGATGTCTCCAGCCTCATCGCCTCGGAGGTGAAGGGCCGGGACAGCCGCTACAGCGATCGCCTGTCCGCCCTTGAGAAGAAGCTGGGCTTGAGCGAAGAGGAGACGATCTGATCATGGCCTGGGGTGCGCAGACGCCACTACGCTTCATCACCACCAATCCGGTGACCGAGGGGTTCGATTATCGGACGAAGCAGATCGCCGATCAGGATATGGACGAAGCTCAGCTGGCCAATCAGGAGGCTGAGTTCTCGGAGCGCGTCGCCGCGGCCCCCTCGCGGCTACGGCAGATCAACAGCGCTGCCGATCTCAACGAGAGCCAGGCGCGCGTGGCGAAGGCGACGGAAGAAAACGCGATCACGAAATCAGGGTACGACACCCTGCGCGCCGGTACCGATGCCAGCAAGTCGGCAACTGACGCCGATGTCGCCGCCAAGACGGCAGGTTACAAGATCGCCCAGGACAAGCTGCAGACCGATACCTACGGCATTCAGAACAATCAGGCTCGCACGAACCTCGACCAGGATAGGCAGCTCTTTCCCTCGACACTGGCGACCAATCAGGCCAACGCAACGACGGCTCAGAACAACGCCGCGAAATCCGGCATCCAACTCGAAAAAGAGCAGGCCTGGAAGGAGGAGCAGTTCTTCGATATTGCCGAAAAAGACCCGCCTATGGCGCTGGCGTGGGCACAGCAGAACGGCGTCGAGATTCCGGCTCCCGTCGCGCAAGTAGTTAACGATCGGCGTTTCATGGCGGTCGTTTCCGGCCTCCGCGATGCCATCAAGGAGCGATATCCCTCGGCGGACGATGCCCCGACCCGCGCCAAGGAATTCGAGCGCATCTTCTCCTCGATGCTCAAGGACGACACGCCGACCGAGGCCGAGGCTGTCGGCATGCTGAACGACGGCAGCGCCGCTGCGCCCCAGGTGACCAGCACGACCGGCAAGGGGTCGGAGTTCGAGCGGAAGCGTGCGGCATGGCTTGCAGTCCATCCCGGCGACGAGCAGGGCGCGCTGGATTACGGCAGCGGCATCAAGCACGTGTCCGACGGCGAACTTTGGCAAAGCGCCATGAAGCAGGCGGGCGAGATGGTGAAGGAAGATCCCGCCTTCCTCAGCGAGCAGGACGGATCGAAACGCACCCTCATGCTGATGGGTCGGGCGCGTGAACTGTTCGATGCGCTCAAGGCCGTCCCCAGTCAGGACCCCGTGGCAAATCTGCCCAACGATATGACGCAGCCACCGCCGCCGGTCGTCGCGGCGCCACAAGCGCAGCCGTCGGCTGGAAACGTGACGCCCTTGTCTTCGTCACAGGGCCTGCCGGTCGTCAACACCCCTGAAGAGGCAGCCAAGCTGCCTAGCGGCACTCGCTTCAAGACCCCTGACGGACGGATCAAGATCGTCCCCTGATGGCCGATATCTGGGCTGCGTTCCCCGACGCCGATGCAACGCCGGCGCCGAAGGATGAAGCGTGGGCCGCGTTTCCCGATGCCCCCGACGAACCGAAGAAGTCCGATCCATGGGCAAGTTTTCCGGATGCGCCGGCTGAGAAGGTCCCAGATCTCGACGAACAGGTCCGCCAATATGAGGAAGACAACCCACTCCTGACACGGGCTGGGCAGCGGCTCAAGGCTGGCGCGCTCAACGCCGGCGCCGGCCTATCTGCCACGATCGCTAGCAAGGAGGCCGAAACCAAGCGCGTTCTGTCGCCTTACTTTGACCGGATCGATCAGGGCGAAGCTCTCACCGCGATCCTGCCTCAGACGGCATCCGGGCAGGTTGACCCCGACCTGGGCCTAGCCCCCGGTGATATCGACACCCTGCGCCGCTATTACGGAAATGCAGATGAACGGCAGCAGACGCGTGCTGATTACGATGCGTCGATCGCACAGCAGGTCGGCAATGCTGCGACCATGTCGGCGGAATCCGCAGCAATCGCGCGCAACCCGGCGGTTGCCGCCTTCAGCCGGGCGATGAACGACAAGCGCTACGGCGACGCGGCCAAGATCATGGCGACCAACCCGGTCGGCATCATCGCCCAGGTGGGCACCGAAAGCCTGCCCACCATGCTGCCGGCGATGGCTGTTGCAATCGTAAACCCGGCGCTGGGTGCCGCCGCCATGGGGGGGACGTCTGCCACCCAGGAATACGGCTCCTCGATCCTCGACTATCTCGGCGACCACGGCGTCAATACCCAAAACCCGGCCGCGATCCAGAAGGCGCTGAGCGATCCCGCGATCCTCGAAGGTGCCAAGCAGTACGCCGGGACCCGCGCTGTTGTGATCGGCGGCGTCGACGCACTGTCGGGTGGCCTCGCCACCAAGACGCTGGTGCCGAAGCTCATTGGCAATTCAGTGGTGCGCGAAGGCGTCAACGAACTCGTCGCCCAGCCGATCGCTCAGGCCGCGATGGGTGCAGGCGGCGAAGCGGCGGCCCAGCTCGCGACCAAAGGCGAAATCAGCGATCCTGCCTCTGTCGCCCTGGAAGCCGCCGGCGAGGCGTTCAGCGCCCCGGTGGAGGCCGCAACGTTTGGTGCTGACCGGATGCGCGGTGGCGCCGAACCTGTGCCGGTGCGGCCACCGGCCGGTCAACCGGTACCGGTCCGTATCGAGCCAACCGTCGGCATGCCGGGGGCCGGGGCAGCGGGTGCAGATCCTGCCGGCCGGTTGGAGCCGCAGATTAATCCGACCATCGCAGCGGCCGCGGCTCAGCCTGAGACCATTGCAGCAGCGCCTCCGCAGCCGGACCCGCGCGTGAAGGCGGCTGCCGACTTCAAGGCCTTGATGGCGGACGATCGCCCCCTCGAGGAAATCGTCGCCGAGAAGCGCGCCGAGGATAAGGCGGCCGAGGTGCAGGCCAGTTTGCCGGCCGGCTTCCAGGCCGCCCCGACCGATACCGGCATCGCCGTGACCGCCCCCGATGGCTCGACCGTGGCCGAAGGCAGCGACCCCCTCGACCTCCTGGCAGCCGCCACGAAGAAGGCCGAGTTCCCGCGCGGTACCGGCGAGCGCACTGATCCCGTGAAGGTCGAGCAGCCTGGCGATGTCGATACAGCCGCGGCCCAAGCCAACCCGGAACCGACCCCAGCGCAGAAGGAAGCCGGCAACTACAAGCTCGGCCACCTCAGATGGCACGGCATGGATATCGCGATCGAAACGGCGAAGGGTGGTGAGCGCGTCGCTGCTGACGGCTCGTGGGCCGTTCCTGATTTCCCGGCCCACTACGGCTACCTGAAGGCCACCAAGGCGGCGGATGGCGACGCCATCGATATCTACGTGGGCGAGAATCCTCAGGCGCCGAAGGTCTATGTGTTCGACCAGATCGACCCCGCGACCGGCAAGTTCGACGAGACGAAATCGTTCCTCGGCTTCAATTCCGAAGCGGAGGCGCGCGAGGTCTACAACCGCGCCTTCTCCGATGGCTCCGGCCCGACCCGTGTCGGTGCCGTCACCGAGATGAGCGTCGGCCAGTTCAAGAATTGGGCGCGCGGGCCGAAGGCAAAGAAAGCCGTCCGATATCAAGCTCCCACGGCCGCGCAAGCGGTAGTGGAGGCCCAGCCCCCGGTTGCTGCTGTCGCTCCGGCGGCGCCGGGGGCTGGAGCCGCGCCGCGGGCGAGGGCATCCAAAGAGTTGTCGGTCGCACAAATGCAGCTGGCAGGTGCCCGCGAGGTCATGCAGGGCCGCCGGCTCGACCAGCTATCCGTGCCGGAGCGCAAGGAGCTCGCCGCACGCATCGGTGTCACCAATGAGGGCAACGACGCCCGCATGGTGAAGCGCTTGGCCGAGATCGGATATCAGTCGGGCAATGCCACCGTCTTGGACCAGCGCGGCCCGAATGCCCCGTCGAAGGATCGTCGCCGCGCCGGAATCCCGGATCGCGCCTCGAAGCCTGTCTTCAGCTACGTCAACGACAACCCGCTAAAATCGCATGCCGATTATAAGGCGGCTAAGGCCGGTGACGCCCAGGCCGCAATCCGGCTGGTCGCCGATCGGGTGAAGCCGGAGACTGTCGGCGAGGTTGCCAACCGGTTCGGTTCAGGGGTCGTGTTCGCGCCCGTGACCGCCCTTGAGGCGTCCGGCCAGAATGCCATCCCTGGCGCCCTTGCCAGCTACTATGCCGCTGCGGTGGGCGCCCGGACCGATACCAGTATCGTCCAGGCGAACCGGGCTGGGCACACGGGTGAGAAGGCCATGGCGCGCCTGGTATCCCGGCCGCTGTTCGACGGGCCGGTCCAGGCCGGCGCCAAGTACGTCCTGGTCGACGATGTCTCGGTCCTGGGCGGCACCCTCGCTGAGATGGCGAACCATATCCAGTCGGGTGGCGGGGAAGTCGTAGGGGTCGTCACCCTTGTCAATGCGGGCCGCCACGGGCAATATAGAGCCAATCGCGGCCACATCGCAGAGATCGAAAGGAGGTTCGGCAATGAAATCAGATCGCTCGGCGTCGAGCCTTCCGCCCTCACAGCCAACGAAGCCCTCTACGTCCTCAACTACCCCGATGCTGACGCCCTCCGAGCTTCAATCGCTAAGGCTCAAAGCCAAAGACGTGGACGAGCAGGCGAAGAAGGCATTCGCCCATCTGAGGCCAAAGAGCGTCGCGTAAGCGACGGCACTTCCCCGGATACCGATAAGGGTTCCCGCGACCGCGCGATTGGCGCGCTTCCCGCCACCGTGACGCCTGATTTGGTGGCAGCGTTTCTGGCCGAACAGGCAGCTGTTCTGCGCGAACTTCGGGCTATGGCCAAGAAGCTGTTCGGCGCCAAGGCCAATGTAGAGACCCTCGACGTCGCAGAATATCCGCACGCCACCGGCCGGTTCGTCACCACCGAGCGCGACGGCGCCCTTCAGCACGTCATCCAGATCGCGCTGGCCGATACCAGTGGCGCTCCGCGCTCTCCCCAGGAAATGATCGGGACCCTGCTGCACGAAGGCGGCGTCCATTATCTCCGGGCCCTTGGCGTCCTCAACGGCCAGCGCTGGCGCATCCTCAAGGCTCAAGCCAAGGCCTGGCGGAAGCAATTCGATATCGATGCCCGGTACGCCCATTACAGCGAACGCTTCAAGGGCGCTGAACTAGAAGCGGCTCTGGATGAGGAAGCCATTGCCGAGGCAATCACCGAATACAAGTTCGGCCGCCGCTTTCAGCCGGGCATCGATGCCATCATGGATGTCGTCTGGCGCTTCGTCGATCGCGTCAAGTCGCTCCTCGCTGGCCACGGATTCAAGTCCTGGAAGGATGTGTTCGAGGAGATCGGCAGCGGCAAGCTGGCAGGGGAAGCCGATACGGCGGTCGCAGGCCATCGGGGTGAGCAAGCCTTGGAGCAACGCCGAAAGCCCACGGACGACGCCAACGCCTTCGGCGGCAGCATCGCCGCACCGCATCCCGGCGTCATGGAAGGGCTGCTCGACAGCAACCGCTCTCTCATCGACCGCCTCAAGGGTTCAGTGAACCCGGGTTCATTGACGGCCTCGCTCGACAACTTCCGCACCGCTGTCCAGGATCGCTTTCTACCGCTGCTGCGGATCCAGCAGCAGATCGAGAAGGCCAGGGGTGAGAGCATCCCTGACGAGCAGAACGCCTATGTCGTTGAGGAAGGTTTCTCGGGCCGCGCCGGCGAGCGCCTGCAGCGCCTGGAACTCGATTTCAAGAAGCCTCTGCTGGAGGCCGTCGTCAAATCCGGTCTCACGGTCGCGCGCATCGAGGAATACCTCTACGCCCGCCATGCCGCCGAGCGGAACGCCGCGATCGCCACGATCAACCCGAAGCTGCCCGACGGCGGCTCCGGCATGACGAACTTCGAGGCCGGTCAGATCCTGGAGCGTGCGGAACGGGACGGCATCAAGTCCACCCTCGACGAGATCGCGAAGCTTCATGATGCGATCCACAAGGAGACCATGCGGCTCCGGGTCGAGTACGGCCTGCTCTCCAAGGAAGACGCCGCGAAGTGGCAAGCCATCTATGAGCACTACACGCCACTCAGGGGCTTTGCCGATATCGCCGAGAACGAAGTCAGTGGGCATCCGAACCAGGGGCAGGGCTATTCGGTCAAGGGGCCGGAGAGCAAGCGCGCCTTGGGCCGCGAAAGTCGGGCAGCGGACCTTCTCGCCCATACCCTGATGCAGGCCGAAGAAGCCATCATCCGCGGCGAAAAGAACCGTGTAGGCCAGGCGCTTCTGGCACTGGTCGAGGCGAACCCCGATCCGGCCTATTGGGAATCGAACCCGGTCGAGACCAAGCGCCGGATCAATCCGGATACCGGCCAGGTCGAGGATTACAGCGCCATCGACCGCGATGACCCGAACACGCTGATCGTGAAGCGCGATGGCAAGCAGCAGCGGATTCGCATCGCTGACGAGCGCCTCGCCGCGAACCTGAAGAACCTGGATGCCGACAAGGTGGGCATCGTCATCCGCGCCTTGATGCGGGTGAATCGCTTCCTTTCCATGGTCAATACCGGCCTCAACCCCGAATTCCTCATCACCAACGCCTTCCGCGATATCCAGGCCGGCCTCGTCAACCTCGCCCAGTTCGACAAGAAGGGGCTGATTGCCAGCACGCTCAAGGACTATCCGAAGGCACTGAAGGCGGGCTGGGGCGGCGTGAAGGGCAAGGCCGATACCGAATGGCAGCGGCATTTCCGGGAGTACGCAGCCGCCGGCGGCAAGGTCAACTTCTTCAAGATCGATGACGTGAATGAGCAGCGCGCCAATCTGCAGCGCGAGCTCGACGCCATGGCAGGCAAGGGTTCCACACCGCAGAAGATCATGCGTGGCCTGCGCGCCGTGCTGGACTTCGTCGAGAATGCCAACCAAGCGGTCGACAACGCCATCCGCCTGAGCGCCTTCGTCAATGCGCGGAGGCGCGGCATGACCGCTCAGCAGGCGGCGAGCCTCGCCAAGAACCTCACCGTGAACTTCAACCGTCGCGGTGAGATCGGCCCGCAGCTCAATGCGCTCTATCTCTTCTTCAATGCCTCGATGCAGGGGACGGCCGTCCTTGCCAATGCCGTGAAGAGCCGGAAGGTGCGACGACTGGTCTATGCCATGATCGCCGCCGGCTTTGCCGGAGAGCTTCTGAACGCCATGCTGTCGCCCGACGATGACGACGGCGAGCGGAAATACGACAAGATCTCGGACTTCGACAAGTCACGGAACATCATCGTCATGCTACCCGAAGGGGCGCCGGTTCCCTACGTCAAGATCCCGATGCCCTACGGCTACAATGCCTTATATGACTTCGGGAGGAACCTGGGTTCTCTGGCCCGAGGCGCGCAGACCGGATCAGCAACCCTCGGCAACATCGCCTCGACCTTCGCCGATGCGTTCAACCCAATCGGCGGGACGGAAAGCTGGCTCAACCTTATTTCGCCGACATTGATCGACCCTGTGGTCGATCTCGCGCAAAACGAGGATTACGCCGGCCGGCCGATCATGCCGGAGCAGCCGCAGTACGGGACGCCGATCCCTGACAGCCAGCGGTACTGGGGTAGCGTCAATCCGCTGCTGCGCGTCGTTGCTGACAAGCTCAACGAGATGACGGGCGGCAATCACTTCAAATCGGGCGCGATCGACGTCAGCCCGGAGACGCTGGAGCACTTCTCTACCTTCGTCGGTGGCGCCGCCGGCTCGTTCCTGAAGCGTACGTTTGTCGATCTCCCGGCAAAGATTGTGGCCGGCGAGGCGATCGAAGCGAACGATATCCCCTTCGTGCGCAAGGTCGCTGGCGAGATCCAGGAGAGCGCCGATATCGGCGATTTCTACGACCGGGCCGAGGAGATCGAGGCCGCGCATGAGGAAATCAAGGGCTTGCGCGAGGAAGGCCGCGCCGATGAGGCCAATGAGGCTCAAGCCGATAGCCGCGATTTGCTGTCGCTCCGCAGCCTTGCCAGCAGCGTTCGGAAGCAGCTGAAGAGCATCCGCAAGTCCATCGCCGCCGTCTCTGAAATGCCAGCGATCGATGCAGCCGAGCGGCGCAAGCGTCTCGACGACCTGGCGAAGCTGCGTAAGGCCGCGATCGACACCTTCAACAGGGCCTATGTGGAGCGCGTCAAGAAGCCAAAGCAGCGCGATCGGGCGCTGGTGCCGGTGGAGTGAGGGAAATGCAGATGGGATATCGGAGCCGCCTTTGGGCGGCTTTTTTCTTGGGCGGAGGGAATTGATGGCCGGGGAACTCGATGAGCAAAGCGAGGCGATCGGCGGCTTGAGGGTAGGGGTCGCCAATCTCGAGCGCGCCCTTATCGAGCACAGCCGACGCGACGAAGAGTACCGCCGCGAGCGGGACCGAAAAGCCGACGTTTTTCATGCTGAAACGCTGAAGGCATTAAGTGATCTTCAGGTCATCGCCAAGACCCAAGTGGCGCAGGCCGCGACGCTGGAAGAGCATGACGAGCGGCTCGACGGTCACGACAAGAAGCATGAGCGTCAGAAAGGGTTTATCGCCGCCATGTCGATTGTTGGCGGCGGGATCGTGACTGTCGCGACCCTTGCCATTCAGTGGCTCACCTCCGGCCCGAACGGCCAATGAAGAGCCGCGTCGGCAAGATCACCCTGGCCACCGCCGGCGCCGGGGCGATCGGGATCGCCACCTTCCTGCTGAAGCCATTCGAGGGCCGAGAATACGACGCCTATCAGGACCCCGTTGGCATCTGGACGATCTGTGATGGTGCTACGACCGGCGTTAAGCGCGGCGACTTCGCCGACGATTTCGACTGCGACCGGATGACCGCGCGCGATGCCGCTGCGGCCAATTCCGTGCTGAACCGCTGCGCGCCTGGCGTCGAGATGCCGGCCTATCGCCGTGCCGCCTTCATCGATTTCATCTACAACGTCGGTCCCGGGCGTAAGGGCTTCAAGGACGGCTTCTGCGTCCTCAAGAGCGGCAACTGGTCGACGATGCGCCGGAACCTGGTCAACGGCGATCAGATCGGCGCCTGCAATCAACTCCCATTTTGGAACAAGGCCGGTGGCCAGGTGCTGCGCGGGCTCACGGAACGCCGCGCCGTCGAGCGTCTGGTCTGCCTCGGCCTGATCGTCGATGGCGCCGGCAACTGGCACGACTGGAGGAAGCGATGATCGACCCATTCACCGCCTATGCCGCCTATTCGACCGGCAAGAAGTGGCTGCCATATGCAATCGGCGGCGGCCTTGGCTTGGCGCTGGGCTGTCTCATCGCCTGGGCTGCCTGGTCATGGCAGGGCAGGGAGATCAGCGGCCTCGAGGGTCAGTTGAAGGGCGCCACCGACAGCCGCGATATCTTCGAAGCCAGTGCCAAAGCGCAGGCCCAGGGCGCGCGCGATGCTTTGCGCGTCAATGAGGGCCAGAAGAAACAGATCGAATTCCTCACCACGGCCTGGCGCAACACCCGTGCCGATGCCGAGAAGATCGCCGCCCAGGCGCGATCGCGCGCCTCTGCCTATGCCGAAGCCGAACGCACAACCATGGAGAACGCCCATGTTCCGCAGGCTGATCCTGCTGACATCGCTCTGCGCAATCTTGAGTGCCTGCGCCGGCTCCGAGAAGCCGGTGCTGCCGCCACCGCCGCCACCTGTCGAGACTAGGGTCGTCTTTGCTCCGCTCGATGGCGCGCTTCTGGACTGCCCGCAAGGGCCGGATCTGGCTGCGGCCATGGCGCAGGTCGAGGCGGTGAAATACGACCCAAACCTGCCGACCATCGACGCCAAGGCGAACGCCATCATCGGCATCCAGGGCGTCACGCTGCTGCGGTATCAGAGCGACCTCACGGCCTGCCGCGACAATCTTGAGACGATCCGCGGCATCCAGGGCAAAGAGGCTGGGGTTCCCTGATGCGCTGGCTTTTCGTTGCCACGCTCCTGGCCGGCTGTCAGGGGCAGGGTGAGCTGTTGCCGTCATTCGCCCGACCGACCGCCGAGAAGCCGGTCGAATTCATTGTGACGATCTGGACGTTTCGGTTTTGAGGCGCCCTTGACCCCAGCGATTTGTCACCTAGATAGAGACTGGTGAAGCGAACCGGTAACGCGCCAGCTTAAGAAGCACGGAGAAGTGGGTCCGATTCCCACCACCTAGACCACAAAGAAAGACCCCGCTGGCCTTCGGGCTGGCGGGGTCTCTTTGCGTTTGGGGCTGCAAATATACAATTCCTCGTTTGCCGACGGCGAAGTCATTGCCTTGCCTATCAGCATTCAATATGCCGCGACCACTGTTACGCCGCGAGTGCCTTCACCAGCTCGCGCAGCTGTTTACGTGTAGCGCCGTCGATCTTGTAATAGGCCCGGACCAGCTCCAGCGTCTCTCGCCGAAACATTTCGTCAGGGTCCGGCTCAACATGCTGCAGCTTGGGGGCATTCATGACCTGGGCCGGCGATCTCGACTTAACGTCGCCCGCCATTTCTTCGAAGAACCAGGAGAGCGGCACCTCCAGCACCCGAGCGAGATCGAATAGCCGGCTGCTGCTGACTCGATTGGCGCCCCGCTCATACTTTTGCACTTGCTGAAAAGTAAGCCCAATGGCGTCACCCAGTGTTGACTGGCTCAGTCCCAATATGGTTCGGCGGGCTCTGATACGTTGGCCGACGTGAACGTCGATCGGATTGAAGAAACCCTTGCTCGCCATGCGGCCGGAGGATTTGCGCGGTTTCGGTGCGGGTTTCTTGGTGGCCTTGCCCATGTCGGTTCCCTTGCCTGGAGCGGGCCGGCAGTCTCCAACAGGATGCTATGAGTCGCAACCGGCGATGCCGACAAGCGGCAGGCGCAGCCCCGCCCGCCGCCGTCAACTAGGCCGTCTTGCCGGCCGACAGGCGCCGCAACCGGGCGGCCTCGATGGTCAGATCGTCAGCGACCTTTCCCAGGACGTCGAGGCTTCCCCCGCGCTTCGCCAGCGCCTTGGCGATCTCGTGGACGGTCAGGACGAGCTCGGCACGGACGTGCTCGATGTCGGCCTTGGTTTCGGCGGCTGTGAGTTTGTTTGTCATGAGTTCTACCCCATAGATGCCGGCAAAGCGCCGGCGGCACCGCTTGCATTTGCCCGCGGCGCCACAATCTTCGATTGCCAA